GGAAGCATTATTTCATATCGTCGGTACTTGTCAATTTCTACCGACACTTTGAAATAATCAGGCTCGCTACGCCACCCAGCCCTCAAACGGAAAAATTCCCCGACCCCACCACCCGTGAAGGCAGTGAGATCGGGGGATCGTCGTGTCTATTTGTCGTGCGCGGCAGCACCGGTCAGCGAACCGGCTCACGCCACTTGTCGAAGCTGCGCGCCCCGGTGTAGCCCAGATACCCGGCACCGAACAGCCACCACAGACTCTCGGGCACTGCGCCCAGTAGCTTGTTCAAGTTCTCCGCTGCCTGGAAGACGTGGGTCGGCCACCAGATGCCGATGATGGCGCCCATCACGCACAGCAAGATCACGCCGTAGATCACGTACAGGAAGGTCGGCCGTGCCCGGCTGGTCCAAGGGTCCGGCGAGTTGGCCTCGGCCAGGATCGCCGAGAGACTCGTCTGCATCTCCTGCAGTGCCAACTGTCCCTCGGCCTGCAGCAAGGCGAGCTTGGCTTTCTCCCGCTCGGCCGGGTCCGGCACCAGGCGGTCGATCAGGCGGCTACCGGCTTCCAGCAGGCCCGGTGCCAAGGTGGTCAGCAATGGCGTCATACCGTGCCCTCCACGAATTCGGCCATCCGGTTCATCCAACCGGCAGCGAACGCCGACTGCTTGGGATCGTTGGTGATCAACCGTCCGAGGTGACGCAGGCGCTGTCCCAGCACCTTGCCGTAGAGCACACCTTGATCGGCAGCAGCGAGTGCTGCGCGGGTCTTGGGGCCAATGACGCCATCGGCGGTGACACCGAGCGCTGTCTGCAGCCACTGCACCGCCCGCTTCGGCCCGGAATGCACCCCGGCGTCCACCAGCAGATGCAGCAGCGCCGGATGGGTAATGGCCTCGAAGCCGGGACCGGTGATGTACTGCTGACGGTAGATGGCACGGGCTTCGGATTCCGTCAGTGCTTGCACCTCAGCGACCGTGGCCGGGTGACCCAGCTTGCGCCAGGCTCCCAGCGTCTGTGCGGTGATGCCGAAGTTCGTCGGCCCGCCCCGGTCAGCAGGGTGATGCACGTAGCCGCCTTCCCGGCGCAGGATGTCGTCGAGGATGGTGTCGATGGCGTTCATGACCGCTCCTTGCCAAGACGCGTCTGCGCCCAGCGCTCCAGTTGGTAGATGGCCTGGCTGCCCATGTGGCCGGAAATGCCGACCAGGGCTGCGGTGACCAGGGGGTTGAACTGCGCGGCCTCGCACAGCCAGAAAGTGATGAGACCGGCGAAAGCCGAGGTGGCGATCTCGCCAATCAGTTCCACCACGTTGAAGGCCCGGGTCTCGCCGGACTTCACCTTGCGATAGAAATTGACCAAGCCACCCCAGGCGGCCAGCCCCGTCACCCAGAGGTAAGTGATCAGGCCGTAGGTCGAAGGATCTTTTTCGGGCACGGGGGTCTCCTTATGTGTCGGGTTCGGTGGAAGTGCCAGTCACCGGCACGGGGGATGCGGTGAAGCGCTCGCACTCCACCTGCGTGGTGTAGCCCTGGGTGCCAAGCCGGTGCTCGACGCGTTTGATGCGCCAGTCGGTGGGGATGCCCGGGCGCAGCGAAATCGACAGCCGGCCCTCGGCGGCGAGCCTTGGATCTCCGGGCAGGCTGAAACTGAGTTCCCCTTGCCCGCGTTCGCCGGTGTTCTTGCGCGTAGCCGCTGCCGCTTTGGCCTCGGCTTCGGTGGCATGGACGTAGCGGATCTCCTCGAACGGCGGCTGGCCGGTGGTCACTTCCCGGCGCTCGCCCTTCTCAAAGTCCCACCAGTACGCCTTGGTGCCGCCGGTGCTCACTTGCGGGGGCGACTGGCCGTTTTCGCCTTGTGCGCTGCCCGTGCCGGCGGGTTTGCGCGCGCTGTGCTGGTAGCGCCACTGGGCGAGTTGCTCGGGCGCCAGCTGTAGTGTCGGCAGCACCTGACCGGTGATGGTCTTGGCCGCGCCCTGGCGCGCGAGCACCAAAAATCCCGCTACGGGTTTGGCTACGGCATCGTGTTTGGCGGCCAAGCGGGTGAGCAGCGCCATGTCCGACTCCGCCGTCTGATCCAGATGCGGGATGGCAATGGCGCCGAGCTCGGGGTCAATCTTGGCCTCGTACCGATGCTCGCCCGCAATGGCCGTCACCAGCGCACCCAGTGTGGTCGCCTCCCAGGAACGCGTCTTGGGACTGCGAAACGGCCCGACCATATCGGCCGCCTTGGCCGAGACGGCGAGCGTGGCCGGCGGCGAGCGGATCTCGATCTCGTCGACGATGAACTTCCCCATCGCCACCCAAGAACGGCCGGCGTAGGACAGCGACACTTCCAGCACGGTACCGATCTTGGGCAGCTTGGCGATGGCGCCATCGGCGCGGCGCCGGTCATCCAAGGTCAGGCGCAAGGTGTCGGAGGACAGGCCCGCTTCGTCGGTGACCACCAGTTCGAGCAGCCGGTCGGCCACGGCGCGGGTGATGTCGGTGCGGTCGGCCAGGATCAGGAAGGTGGGTTGCATCGTTTTCCTCCGCTACGACCAGATCCGCACCAGCGGCAGCACGGGCTGATCGTTGAGTGCGGGCATTAGCACAGGTGTGCCGGCTGGCAGACGCAGCATCTGCGCGACTGGCAGCCGGGCCAGTTGCCGGTTGGCTTCCAGCACCAGCGGCAGGACATCGACGCGCCCGTAATGCCGCCAGACCAGCGCGTCGAGCATTTCGCCCTCGCGGGCGGTCAGCCGCTGACCTTGAACCTTCAGAGGTGTGTTCATGGCAATTTCTCCTGCAGCGCCTGCGCGGCTTCCTGGGCCGCATCAAGCGCGGGCAGCGTGCGTTGGGCCAGGTCATAGATGGCTGCCGAGGTCGCCACGCTGCCGTTGGCCAGCGGCTGCAGCACGGATCGCAAGGTCTCCAGGGCGGTGAGGGCCCTCGCGACCTGGGTGTCCAACCCGGCACTGCCGGTCAAGGCTGTCTGCGAGACAGTGATCGAGGCCAACCAGGCTTCCAGGGCTTGGCGCACCGGGTGATTGGCGTCGGGCACGACCTGCAGCCATTCGCTGTGCAAACCCCGCACGGTGGCGCCCACCGCCTCGATGAGCTCACCCAGCGCGTTCTGGATGGCGACCAGGGCGGCCAGGTCCGTGAAGCCGCCGGTGCCCGTGAAGGGATCGAGGCGGGTGATGTCATCCAGCAGTTGGGTGATCGCACCGACGGGGTCATTCACCAGGTCATCGATCAGGGGCATCAACATCGCAAAGGGACTCCAGCCGCCCGAGTAGTCGGTGACGGTCTCGTCCTCGCCGTAGGCCTGCAGCTTCATCTCGAAGCCGACCCGGCGCGGCTGACCGTTATCCATCAGTACGCTGCGGGTGTCGCCGACTTCGACGATCACCCACGCGCCCCACACCCGACCCAAACCATCGACCAGCTGCAGGGGCTTGCCCAGATCGGCCAGCGCACGCATCTCCTCGACTTGCGCCAGCCCGGCATCGAAGCCGGGAAACAGCACGCCCTGCAGCCGGATCTCCGCTGGCTCGCGGCCGGTGAACTGCAGCGCCGGTTCGCGCCCGATGCGCGCCTGCTCGGGCCAGCGCCAGGACTGGCTCATGGCCAGGCTCTGGTAGGTCGCTTGCCCCATCTCGAAACGAAATGGCCCGAGGGCCAACATCACACGTTCGGCCATGGCCAACCTCCCAAACAAGAAACGATCAGTCGTGCAGTGCGGCAGTGGAGCCGCGCAAGGCCTCCCGGATCAGGCTGCGCAGCCGGCCTTCGAGCAGATCGCCCAGGGCCTGCGGGTCGCTTCCCGGGGCCGCATGGATAGTGATCTGCGGGGCGAAGTGGATCGAGGGAGCCCCTGGGGCCAGAGGCACCGCTGACGGTGGTACGCCCGGTGTAGGCGGCAGCGTAGGTACCGGGACCGACTGGGCACGCTCGGGTACCCCGACATCACCGCGCACACCTTTGGCCGGCTGAGCTTCCGGAGGTAGCGTGCCCTCCCACACCGGCCGCAGCGTCGGTACAGGTACGTCGACCTGATGCGCTGGCAGCGCCAACCCCAGTGACGGCTGATCCGGTGAGGGCAGTCGCAGCCCAGGTTGGGTCACCTCGGGCGTGGCCAGCGACAACGGCACCGCCTGCAGAGATTGCGCCAGTTGTCCGACTTCATTCACGACCACCGGGCCGGCTGCCGCCACACCCTGGGCCAACCCGAGGGACAGCGCACTGCCCAGCGTGGCAAACACCCGCGAGGGACTGTTAATGCCCAACATTGCCTTGAAGCGGTCACGCACCCCGGCCGCGACGTCCCCAACCGCTGCGACCGCTTGCTGCGCGGCATTGCGCACGCCCTGCGCCAGACCTTGCAGCATCGCGCTGCCCAGGCTCATGAACTCACCGGGCAGATCACGTAACGCTGTCAGCATCGAACCGATCACCGACTGCAGTGCCTGCAAGGGCGCGAAAGATCCCAAGGCCGCCGTCAGTTGCTGCCAGGCCGACTGCGCGCCACTGACCACGCCGGCCCACAAGCTACCGAAGAAGCCCGAGATCGGTTGCCAGGCGGCTTGCAGTGCGGCCAAGGGCGAGAACGACACGAGCGCCCGAAAACCCTCCGTCACCCAGCCCACCAGCGTGCCGACGGTCCGAATCGGCAACGTCAGCACCGCAAAAGCTGTGCTCAACACGCCACCGATCACCGCGCCGAGGGACTGGCCGGAGGCGGATAGGCTGTTGAACTCGTCCGTGGTCAGGGTGACTGGAGATAGCAGATCACCCACCCAGCCAACCATGCCGCTGATCGCATCTCCCATGAAGCCAAACACCGACGCCACTGCCTGACCGATGGAAGCCAGAGGATCCAAAGCGGTCAAGAGACTCGTGATCGCTGGCTGCACGGCCGAGCGTATGCCCTGAAACACGCCGCCGACGTAGGCAGCGATGGGGTCCCAGTATTTGCGGATCACGAGGGCCAGACCCGCGACGGCTGCACCGATCCCGACCACGATCCAGGTGATCGGGTTGGCCAAGAGCGCTGCCGTGGTGGCACCAATGGCCGGCAGCATCGACCAGAAGGCCAGTGCCGCCGACTTGATCGGGGCGATCAGACCGAGCGCACCGGTCTGAATACGAGTCCAGGCCAGTGACAGAAGGCCTGCACTGCTCCCGGTCGCTGCGGCCTGCACTTGCAATAGCGCCAAGCCAGCCCGCGCCGACTGAAACGCCACCTGGGCACCGAGGATCGGCCCCTTCACAAAGGTCCAGGCGTAGCCCAAGGCAATGGTCGCCACCTTCAGGCCCAGCACCGCACCGACGGTACCCACCACGACTTGCGTGACCACAGGAAAGCGTTCGGCCAGATTGGCCAGACTATCGATGGGGCCCATCAGCGCACCGACCAGACTGTTCAAGGCCGGCAGCAGCGCATTGCCGACCGTGATGCCGAGCCGGCTCATCTGGTTCTTCAACAGCTGCAGGTTGTTCGCGGTCGTCGCAGAACGGGCCTCGTACTCCTTCTGCATCGAGCCTGCGTAGGCGGTTTGATCGGCCACCAAGCCTACCGCCTTCTCGTAGGTCTCCATCGAGCCCACCAGCTTGGCGATGTCATCGGCGTACTCCATGCCGAAGAGGTCCGACAGCGTGCCCATCAGATCTGGGGCTTTCTTCACCTGCTGCAGGAAGGTCGTGAGCGCCCCTTGGGCATCGCGGGCGATCATCTTCTTCATGACCTCGGCCGATAGCCCGATGTCCTGCAGGCCTTGCTGAAACTTCTCGTTCTGCTTGTCGGCGGTCGCGAGCTTCATCAGCAGCGCATTGATGCCCGTCGCAGCGACCTCGGGTGGGGTCTTGAGTGCGAGGAAGGTCGCGCCCAGGGCATTCAACTGCGCGCCAGAGAGGCCAAAGAGCTTCGCCGTTGAGCCGGCGCGATTGGCGATGTTCAACAAGTCGGATGCCTTGGCATCCATGTTGTTGGACAGGTGGTTGATGGCGTCGCCGAGTTTCACCACCTCGTCCTGGGTCAATCCGAAGATCGAGCGCAGACCCGTCATCGCGGCACCCGCCTGCTGACCCGACAAATCGAAGGCCACGCCCATCTTGGCGGCATCTTCGGCAAAGCGTAGGAGTTCTTCCCGGGCGATACCGGCTTGACCTGCAGCCGCGACGATGGCCCCAATGCCGTCAGCCGCCATCGGAATACGGGTCGACATCAAGAGCACATCTTTGGACATCTGCCCGAACTGCTCGGGCGTGTCGAAGTTCACCACTTTCTTGACGTCGGCCATCACCGACTCGAACTGGACCGCCGGCTGCACCAGGCCATAGAGCGCGCCGCCCAAGGCCACCGCATCCATCATCTGGGCACGGTAGGCGCTGCGGCTTTCGAGATTACGAGCCTGGGCCTGCTGGGCACGGGTCAGGGCTTCGGTTCGAGACCGCAGTGTCTCCAACTGGCTGCCCAAGCGTGCCGACTCGGTGCCCATCGCACGAGTGTTCACGCCCGCGCGCTGCAGCGATCCGGAGAGTTCATCGACGGCTGCCCGCTGGCGACGGTAAGCCTCTTCAGCCCGAGCGGCAGCCGCACGGGCACGCTCCAGTTCTTTGGCCTGCTTGGCGGTAGCCCCGCCATCCTGCCCGGCGATGTTGGCTTCCAGCCCGGAGACCTTCTGCTGCGCCGCGCGCATCGCCAGCGCGGCATCCTTGGCCTGCGCCCGCAAGGTTTCCAGTTGCTTGATGCCGGACTGCTTGTTGCCGAGCTCCGCCATGGTCGAACCCAGCTGGTTCAGTTGCGCCTGGGCGCCGCGCACTGCCGACCCCAAGGAGGCCGCCAGCGTGGCACCGATGCTGATCTGGACGGGATGGGCCATGGGGGATACCTCAGGAAGACGGCACGGCCGACAACCGCCGCGCCAAGGACAAGGCCTCGACCAACTCGCTCACCTCCAGGGCGAGCAACTCGGATCGAGGCCAGTGGGTGTAGAGGGCGAGCTCAACAACCAGCGCGTTGAGCTCACCCGGATTCACTGCAAAAAACCGCCCAGCACCTTCTGCAGTTGGGCGTAGTCCTTCATGTCGAGCAGGTGGATCGCGGCGGGCGGTAGTTCAGCCAGATTGGCAATCAGCCGAATCTCGCGCTCGGCATCCGTCCCGGCCGACTTCTGCGCGGCCAAGTGGTCACCCACCGTGGGTCGGCGCAGCGCGATCTCCTTGATCGGCAAACCGTCGTGGTCGATGGGGAAGTTCAGGGTGATGCGTTCAGGGTTGTTCATGGTTCCTTGTCCTCACAGTCTGGTCACAGACCAATCGCCGTGCGAATCGCTTCCATCTGATCGACGCCGCCGACCTTCCTGACGAGGTTCACGGCATCGATCTCGATCAGCTCTTCTTCGTTGATGGCGAGCTTGTAGTAGCGCGCCGCGACCATCACCGTCAGCGTGCTCTTGTCACCCGGCTTCCAGGTGCCGGGGTCCAGCTCCTTCCAGCCGCCGCGCAGATTCACCACCACCGGCTGTGCGGTCTGGCCCTGCGCCTGGATGGCGCCGCGCAAGGTGAGCTGGGCTTCGGAGACATCCAGCAGCCCGAAGAGCTTGAAGAGTTCCGGATCAAAGTCGGAGATCGTGAGCTGGGCTTCGAGCTTCTCCATCCCCAGATCGAGCTCAACGGGCAGGTCCATGCCACCGGCGCGATGCTCCTCGGTCTTGAGCGTGAGCTTCGGCAATTGGATCTCGTCGACCCGACCGGCGTAGCCGCGCCCATCGACAAAGAGGTTCATGTTCTTCAGAACGCGAGGCAGTTCGATGGCCATTACAGGATCTCCTCCAGATAGTCGCCGACCAGGTGCGAGCGGAACACGATGTGCTCGGCCGGGTAGGGCGCCGTGAAATCAAAGTCGAAATACACCCGCCCATCGGCAATCGACTCCGGGGTGTTGAGTTCGGGGTCGGCCCAGCAGCGACCCCCGAGGATGGCGGAGCGGGCCTTCAGCTGGCGCAGGTAGGCATTGGTCATCTCCACCACCTCGTCGATGTAGGTGCGGGTGATGTTGCGATCCACCGCCCACAGGTGCGCGCGCACCAGGGACTCGTTGATCATGTCGGCCGTGCGCCGCACGCTGAGAAAGGCCCAGCGACTGTCGGTCGCGCAGCTGCGGTTGCCCCACAGGCGAATACCGTCCTGGGCGATGAAGGTGGTGACCGAGAACTCGTTCAAGTAGTTGGCCTGGGTGTCCGGGTCGTTGATCACCCAGGAGATGGGCCGCGCGGTGCGTAACACCCCAAGGACCACCTGATTCGACGGACTGAACCAGAAACCCCGGTTCTCGTCGGACTGGGCGATCAGGCCAGCGACGCGCGCCGAGGGCGGCTCGGCCACTTCCGAGCCATCTTTCTTACGCACCACCAGCCAGGGATCGACGAGGTACGCCCGGTCCGAGCCGAACTGGCTGCGGTAGTCGATGGCCGCTTCGTCGTTGGTATTGGGGCCATCGAGCACTGCCACCGCGCGGGTCTTGTGGGCCACCGACAGCAGTGCATCGGCCACCGGCTTGAACTGCGAGAAGCCGGGCGCGATCAGGATGCGCGACTTCATCTCGGCGCGGGTCTGCATCAGCGCAGCAATGCCCGAGAGCTGCCCGGTCTCGGCATCCTGGCCACCGATGACATGGCTGATCGTGGCTTCCAGCGTGTCGCCCTCGGGCACCCGCACCACGTAGATGAAGGGGCTGGCCTGGTCGTAGATACCGGTGATCGCCCAGGGGAGCGTCCCGGATGCCCCCAGGTGCGCGGTCAGGCGCCGGTTGGTCACCAGCACCGGGACGTTGAGCGGGAACGGCTCGTCCATGCCGCCGACCAGCGGCTTGGAGCCCAGGGTCGAGGCCAGAATGCCGGACCCGGTGCCCTCCACCACTTCGGCGGTGATCAGGTCTGAGGCCGCCTCGTGCGCGTTGAGCGCCGCGACTACCTCGGCAGCGGTGCTGGCACGCTGGCCGGTTTCGTCGCTTGCGAGCGTCACCAGGATCAGCGTCATCCCGGGTGTGCGGGTGTCGAGCGTGATCGCCAGCGGCTGGTTCGGGGTGGTCGCTGGGCGTAGCTCCAGGCGCAGGCTGTTGCCCACGATCCCTGCCTGTTTTGCGCGCACCCGGAAACTGGCGTCGCCCGTGCCGACGGTGAGCGCGGCAAAGCGAGCAGGGGCCGCATCGGGCGCCGTGCCCACCAGGCCAATGACCGAGGACTTGACGGTGCGCACCGTGCGCCCGCCATCCTCGATCTCGATGAGTTCAATACCGTGCAGGAATCGGTCTGCCATAACGGTTCTCCAGAAAACAAGGCTCGCTGCGGCGAGCCGCAGTTTCACCCTCGGTAAACAAAAAATCCGCCAATTGGCGGAATAAACGGCGGGGTGCGAGTGCAGCGTCGAGGTTCAGGCCATCGGCTTACCCTCGTCAGGCTCGATGGACTTCTCGCAGTGGTTCGGATCGAGTCGGTCCAGCAGCCGACAGAAAATGCAGGCCCAGCGCTTGCCCTCACGGGCGGCTTTGCCTGCGCGGCTCGAGAGCGTCTCGTCCTCGTGTCCGCCGAAGGCGGCATTGGCCAGTTGGTCGTGGGCGACGGCCAGGGTCCAGGCCCGTCGGCTTCCGGCCAGTGCGGCGATGAGCATCCAAACGGAAGCGACCACTGCTGCGATCTGGCACAGTCCCCACAATCCGAGCAGTTGCAGTCTGCGCATCATGAGCTGGCCTCCTCGACCTCTTGTTCAGGCCAGCCTGTCTGGATGTCGTAGTCCGCCAGTGCCTGCACATCGCCACGGTCGGCCAACGCCCGGATCGCATCCTTGTGCGCCCAGGCCGCTGCGTAATGCGCCGACACCCACTGCATCACCGCCAGGCCAAACTGCACCGCTTCGGCACCGGTCAGTGTATGGGTCACATCCTCGGCGTCGCGGAACGACACGGTGTCGCTACTCCCAGCCGCCATCAGCGCGGTGCCGGCCGTGGCCACCGCATTGACATTGACCGTGTCGCGCTCATGGCGCAGTTGCACGGTGCCGGTCGTGCCATCCGGGAAGGGATGCGGCTTGCCGCGCGCGATACGGGCATCGCGCTCCGCATCGACGGCAGCGAGCCGCTCGCGCAGCTGCTGCGCCTGCTGCATGACTTCTTGGGCAACCTGCGCAGCTTTCTCCTCGGCTGTCGGCACCAGCGTCCAGCCGTTGCCGTTCTCCCCGTCCCACTTTGCGGCTTTGCCCCGTGGGATCTTGGGCGGCGCGGTAAAGGTCCAGCCCGCTGGGGCCGGCTGACCCGGTTCAATCTCGGCGGTCTCGCCCAGGAAACCGTGGTCGATCTGATAAATCGTTCGCATCGTGGATCTCCTTACTGGGCGCGGACGTAGTAGCGGTAGCCACCTCGGCTGCTGCTGTCGGTGCTGTAGAGCCAGCCGGTCTGGTTGCCATAGGCGCCCACCGCCCCGAATTCGCCGGTACTGGTCGGTAGCCGAAACTCGGTGGTCAGGTTGTAGCTGTACAGATCAGCGGCACTGGCCACGCGCACGTAATAGCTGCTCGACTGCTGGGTAAAGTGCAACCAGCGCCCTCCCGAGAGCGGCAACAGCCAGTAGCCGTTGACCGAAGCGCCGTAGTTCTGGAAATAGTTGTTGGCGTAGAAACGCCCACTGACCAGGTCGAACAGCGCGAAATCGAAGTAGTAGCTGTTGTTGCTCGACTCGGCGATGAACCAGATGAACCGATCCCCGGTGAAGTGGCTGCGCCTCAAGACGATGTTCGTGCCCCACTTCGATGGCCGACCGTTGCGCTTGAAGCGAACGAAATCCTGGGTCTGCACCAGCGTGAACGTGCTCAGGTTCGAGTAAAAACCAAAGCTGCCACTGCCCGGATGCACCCACATGCGCGCCAGCGTCCCGGTGGCCCCGAGGATCTGGCTGGCGGTAGCCACTTCTTCCCAGGCGCTGAAGTCCATCGTGCGGAACACGGCATTGGCACTGGCGGCATAGTAGAAGCCATTCACGAAATGGACGCTGCCAGCAATCAGGGTGTGACCGCTGGGCGGGTCGACCCAGCTCAGGCTGCCATCGGCCGCGATCAGCAATAGCTGACTACCGGAATGGATGATGCCCAGTCCGTTCTCAACATAGGAGGGCTGGCCCGCATCCTGACGGGTGTTGTAGGCGCCGTTGAGGGTATTGTGATGGCCCCAGGTGCCGCTGCCTTCCCAGGTGAGCGCCCAGGTATCGCCGGCGTCATCGGTGCGCAGCAAAGCGCGCCAGCTCGAGTTGTTGTCCACCAGCAGGTAGAGCGATGCACCGACACGCAAGGCACCGCGCGCCTTGGTGATGCGCGTATCGAGCGTGACCGAGAGGTTGATTTCCCGGGTGACGGCGCTGGCCCCGTCCTGCACATACTGGTAGAGGACCTGATTGGCATCGGCCTGGCGGTTGTCGATGGCGGCCACCCCCTGAGGCAGACCCACCACGATACTGTTCCAGGTGTTGCTGAACTGCTCTGCGCCGACCGAATTGAGGTGCGTTGTCCAGGCGCCAAAGGTGGCAGCCGTGCAGACCTGGAAGCGCACCCGCGCCGGACTCGCACCGGAATCGTAGTTCACCCAGCCGACCGTGCGTCCGGAGTCCGAGATCGCTGGATAGAACGGCCCGCTGAAACCGAGCGCACCCACCGTGGCGTTGGCCCAGTTCTGGCCGCCGTTGTTGGAATAGGAAATCCCGTTAGACCCGGAGCGCACGATCACCACCCGCTCGCCATTGACGGCAGCGGCACGGTAAGAGGTGCTGTAGCCGGGCGATTCGCTCAACACAGCGGTGTTGCCAATCGACGGGTAAGGCAGACTGGTCGGTGACTGCCCCAGCACCTCGAAGAGTTCCGGGTAGTCCGCGATCAGGACGGTGCCGCCCTCGGCCGGCAGGTAGCGGCTGGTGTCCATGTTGGGATGGAGCAGCGCGATGGCACCAATCGGGATCTCGCCCGGGAAGCGCCAGGCGCCATCGCCGCGCAGGAAACGCCGGTCTTCGCCGGCCAGTGGCGCCGGGACCATCCCGAGCGAACCCATCGCTGACGGGGTTGCGCCCCCGAAGGCCGCGTAGCGCTGCACTTCCTGGCTGAGTTCATTGAACTTCAGGTCACCTTGCTGAGCGACCCGATCCACCTGGGCGTCCCCGGTGGCGACGACTTCGGCGGATTTCAGATCGGCCGTGGCGATCAGTTCGGCCTTTTGCTGCTGGCCGGTGTCGATCACATCGAACACCGTGGCCTGGCCGCCGACCGCCTCGACGGCCTTGGCCAGCATCACGATGTCCTCGGGCGTGGCACTGGGCGCCAGGGTGTCGATGCGGGTCTGGATCGCATCGATCTGGGCCTGGAGTTGGGTTGAAATGGGCATAGGGCGTCCTATCAAAGATCGAGATTGAGGAGTTGGTTCAACTGCAGGCGGCGGATGCGGCGAAGCACCTCGGTGCTGACTTCATCGAGCGCATCGGCGACCGCCGTGGTCGTGGCTGTCAGCGCCGTCTCCACCTCACTGCGCGTTTGCGCCATGGCAGCCTGCAGCTCGGTGCGCTGCGCACCGAACCCGGCATCCAGCGTGGTCAAGGCCTCGCGCAGACGTAGCACATCCTCCGAGAGCAGGTGGTCGGGGTGCGGCAGCGGCAGATTCAGCACCGGGGTGCGCTCAAGATCCATCGCTTACCTCCCTCAGGTCACGATCACGCGCAAGTTCCGCACGAAGGGCCGGTGCGCAGGCGTCCCCGACAAGGCGAGCTTCACGCGCGTGGTGCGGTCGGCCCCGACACCGACGAGGCTGGTGGCCTTGTAGGTGCGCTCCACCCAGCCGCTGCCGACCTCCACGCCCTTGTCGAGCGCCAGGTCCGTAAAACTGCCGGGTGTGCCGGACTCGGCCTGGACCGCCACACTGGACGTGCCGGGTGTCAGCGCATCGAAGGTCACCGACACATTGAAGGTGGCCGCAGCCGGAATCGCCCGCGAGAGGTAGTCCCCGGTCGCTTCCAGCGTGCCGAACACCAGTTGCGTGCCGGGGTACAGCAGCGGACTGGCGACTTCGGTGCCCGTGAGCTTGGCCGACACCACCAGATTGCCTGAAAGCTTCTCCGACAGCGCCAGCCCCTGGTCTTCCGACAGGGTGTAGATTCGCCCTTGGGCATCGGTTGCCAGGAACTGCACATCGGTGCCGGCGGCCGGACGCTCAACGCCCGCGAGTGCCATCACATCGGACAGATTGGTTACCGTGTACTGGCCCAGAGGCACCGTCTTGGACTGCTGCGTGAAGCGACAGCCCAAGAGCCGAAACGTCAGGTCCTGGGTCTGGTGCGGTGTCCAGGTTATGCCGTTGGAGGACGAGAGCAGCACCCCGATCTGGTAAGGCTGTGCCGTCACCCAGCCGGTGCGTGGATCAAACTTGCCGAGTTCGGCCACCGACACGGCGTGGTTCGCGTCGTCCGTGAGCACCACCAGGGCGTACTCGCGATTCGCTTCCAGCGCCACCGGATCGAGGGTGATGCGGGTCGGGTTGCCATCGGTCTTGATGTTCGAGGCGGCCAACAGTCCCTGGGTCAACACGGTGGTCGTCGGCATCCCCACTTGCGTTTCGCGGATCTGGACGATGACGGGTGCCGATCCTCCCTGTGTAGTGAACCAAAGCTCCAGTCCTCCGATGACGCGCCGCTCGGGTAACGTGAAGGTTTGCGCCAGCGGGTCGACGTTGAACGACCCCCAGCGGTTGGAGACTGTGGTCAGGATGCGACGGCGGGTCTCGGTGACGATCTGACCGCGTCCGACATAGGTGGTCGAGCCATAGCTGCCCCCAGCCCCGAGGAACTCCACGCGCTTGGCCCCGGCCGGAATGGCCGACGGAATCTGGAAACTGCCGGTGAGGCGCCCCGCAGCATTCGCTGCCGTGCCGGCGGGCTGCGCAATCCCGATGCCATCGAAGCGCAAGGCGGCCAGTGCCTCGTTCGGCCCAAACCCCTCGACCTGGTAGGCCACCTGCAGTGCGCGCAGGAATTGCGCTTCCTCACTGCGGGACGCCAGGACCTGTTCCGAGCGACGGGTCTCGACCACTTGCTCGAACACGCCGCTGCCGATGACCAGACGCTCCGTCACGTCCGAGGCCCAGGTGGTGTTCGTGATCGTGAACTGGTCCACCGCCGGATTGAGCGTTACCCGGGCTGGTACCGGCTCGAAGGCCTGGTAGGGGTTGATCTTCATCGAACCTGTGCGGGCCAGCTGCTCGATCACCGGCGTCAGGGTGTAGTCCAGGGTCAGCAGTGCATTACCGTTCTCCTTGGCGTGCTGAGCCGAAGCAGAAATGGGCAGTGTCAGCACCCCGGCCACAATCGCGCCTGTCTGGGCCACACCCTGGTCACGCAAATCGTCGTCGAGGAAGTTGTCGACGAAGAGGCCCTTCTTGGCAGCGGGCTCGCGGATGTTGGCGTCCACGCGCAGGCGCTCCAAGGCCATCAGATCGTAGAGGTCCGCGATCTGGCGCTGCATCGCGGTGAGCTCCGAGACCTTGATGGTGCGAATCGCCACGTTGCGCACAGCAGGTTCCGAGCCACTGCGCCAGTCGTAGGCGATCTCGGCCAATGCCAGACGCGAGGCCGGTACCGTGGGGGCGACGGGATTACGTACCTGGCTGATGCCCTTGATGCGCTCGACCTGACCGTCGGCGGTGAGCGCCAGCACATCGACGCGCGGCAGCTTCCATTGGTAGTCGATGTACATCGTGGAACCCTGCACCACACCCGTGACCTTGAAACCGGTATCGGTCAAATCGGTTGGCGTGATGCTGGCGATGTACTGGTAGGTGACCTGGTAGCTCGATCCCGGTGCGGGTTCGGCGCCACCGGGTGACCAGTCGATCTCATCGCCGACGACCTTGTAGTCGGTGCCCTGGGTGTAGGTGGTCGCACCTTGCTGGATGGTGAGCACTGCCACCACCGTCGGCTCGGTCAGCACATCGCGGCTGCCGGTGAAGGCGCCATGGACCACCGTCTCGGTCTTCTGTTGGGTGACCTTGATGTCGAGCACCTGGGCTAGTGGCGGGCGGTTGATCGTCACCACCATGGAACCATCGCCACTGTCGTTGAACACCTGCGGCTCCGAGGACACCCGCTGCAGATCGGGATCGATGGGCAGACGCAGGCGCTGCGATTGGCTGCGTTCGACCTTGAAGCCGTCGATGTTGGCGCGCCCCTCCGCCACCGAAAAAATGTGCTCTTGGGCGTCGGCATCGATGCTGAGGAATCGGATACCCAGCCCGTCAACGACGTAGTGGCCGTTGGCGTCATAGTCGTAGCGCGCCAGGCCCGCGATCACGCCATCCAGAACCGGAGGCTGACGGCGGTTCTCCAGCAGGCCATTGTCCAGGGCGTAGACCGCGTGGAAGTCACCCGGCTGACCGTCTGAGGTGCCCGCCCCCTCCCAGCCCCAGGCGAGCGTTTCCTGCAGACGCCCGGCACCCGGCTCCTGGTAGTTGCGCACGCCCACCGCCGGTTCGCGCAAGGTGGGATCTTCCAGTTCGGTGACCGTGCGGGTGGAGAACCGCACGCCGACCGCGACACGTCCCTCCGTGGGGACAGTGAAGGTCGCTGCCGGCACTTCGCGCACGGCCCCGCGCAGATAGACGCGGCCCGCCTCCAGCGTGACCAGACCGGTATCCGCATCGATCTGCAGGTTGGCGCCGCTGACGATGTCGCCATCCTTCAACAGCGCATCGGCCACGCCCTGCAGACGGTGGAGCAGGGTGGTTTGGATCTCGTTGAGCTCTCGGGACTGCAGGCCATCGCCGGCACGGAACAGCAACTGGGTGTAGTGCTTGGCCGGGTCAAACAGGTTGTAGTAACGCTCGATCATGGATGGCCTCGCGGATCAGAAAGTGACGACGAATTCGAAGGTCTCGCGCGTCGAGGGCTGGCGCACGATGGGCACCGAGTTCTGCAGCACGAGCAAGATGCCCGGATCGGTGATCTGGGCCGGGATAAAGAACTTCTGTCCAAGTGGCAAAGCGGGGTCGGTCTGGGTGCTGACAAAGAGGCCTTGCTCGCGCACCACGCTGGTGGCGGCATCCTCGAAGTCAAAACGCACGCGGATAAAGAGGTGGTTGGTCGGTTCGGTACTCAGCCGGTAGCGCCCGGTCGGCACCACGATCTCGCCCTCGGGGTCGGCGGCGACGAAATGCACTTCGTCGACCACCCGGCGCCCGACTTCGCGCAGGAGCGCCGTCTGGCCAATCGGCTCGGGCGGATGCGAGACCTTGAAGTGGACGGTGACATCTCCGCCCTCGGGGATGGTGCTGGCCGGCAGACGCCGGATCACGCCCTCACGGGCATTGGCGCTGTAGTCGACATCGAGCAGGTACTCGGTCGCCTCATCGAGCGAGGTGACACGGATATCGGCCAGATGCATAAAACCCAGTTCGATCACCCCGGCCTCGTCAAACGGGGTGCTGATCGCCTTGGTGGTGTCCCACAAGGGGTCGCCTTCGCCCAGGGCGAGGTGCAGGGTTTGTTGTTTGATCGCGGCGGCAAGGGCTGCGCGACCGCTGGCAGTCAGAATCGCCATCGGGTGCTCCAGAAAATGAATGGGGTCAAAAAATCAGGACTGCGTGCCGTGGGCGCTGCCAATCAGCTCGCGGGTGTCGGTCCAGCTCGAAGTCGGCCAGCGCACGCCAGTCCAGGTCTGGCCGCTCCAGACGGCGCGGGTGCTGAGAACCGGCACACGTGCGGGAAAAACCTGTGAAGCGGCGCCGGCTTCAGCGCTACGTGTCAGCAGGCGCAGCAGGCTCGGGCGGGCGTCTTCGAAGACATAGGGAGTGAATTCAGTGAAGCCAGAGATGCAAATTTGCATCTCTGTGAGCGCGCGCCACTCGATCTCGGCCTGGTCACCCAGGGTGAGATCGCCCAGCCGGGGCAGGGGGCGGGTGCGGTACAAGGCGCGACGTGGGGTCCGGCTGTTCACATCGCCCAGCGCCACTTCGGAGAGCACCACCTGTGCCCGCTGGTACAGACGCGGGCGCAAACTCGCTGGGTCAGGCAGCGGGTCCTGAATCAGGCCGTAGGTGCGCGTGAGGGCCAGCACATCCCAGGCGCCGCGCGGATCGCCCAGACGCAGCACGCCCAGCAGGGCATCGGCACGGGCACTGACCCGTGTGCCGGTGGTCGGGATATGCCCTGATGTGATGGCAGCGGCAGGAACGATCAGGTCAGCCGGATACTGAGCATCGAAGCGTTCCAGCACTTCCACGCGGACCAGCCGATGCGGTGTCGCCGACAAACGGTCACCACTGCCGAGCGTGATCGGTGCCCCCGCCTCCTGCCACACAAACCTTGGCAGGTTGGCGTTGGTGTCGCCCAACGGTGTGCTGTCGGACAGCACCACCATCGCTTTGCAGAACTTGCGCTCGGGCCGCAGCCCCAGCGGATCGGCCAGGCCCAGGGCATTGGCCAGCGCGAACAAGTGCGCGTGCAGGATCTCCTCGTTCGGCGTATGGCCCGGGTCGCCCAGGGCTGAGAAGTCGAGCAGATACCGGTCGATCAACCTCGCCACGGCAAAGCGCACCGCTTCGCGGGCCGGGATCAAGGCGATGTCCTGCGCGGGCTGCGCAAATTTGCGCACCCGGCCAAACGACAACTTGGTCTGCCCATCCCGCCAGAACACCCCACTGTGGTCCGACAGCAGCGCCTCGCCCAGCCGGCTCTCGTCCAGCACCAGCCGGCGCAGATCCCAGCCGTGGTAGATGCGTGACAGGCGGGAGCGAGCGGGGGCTGACAACCTGGCAATGGCGATCAGGTTGGCGATTGCCGCATCGTCATCCAACACCTGGCCCGGATCGAACTGAAATTCGGCAAAGTGAATGCCGGGGGTTTCCTGCTCGACCGTGGCGGTCGCACCGATCCACGACAGCGCTGTGGTCAACGCCGCCGGGGTGCCACGCAGGCGTTGCCACCGGATACCTTCCGCGATGGCCCTGCGGGGTTCGGGCAGGTAAGGCAGCAACTCCCCGAGCCCGTACTCCCAGATCAGCCAAGGCAAGAGGCTGTCAGCGGGATCGGTCTTGAAACCGGCCAGCGCCTCGGTGTCACCGGCCAGGCGCGTGAGCAGGTCGGTCGAGACGGAGAGCGCACGCTCCAACACCGTGGCGTTGGGCGGCAGCAGATCGTCGGTTGTCATGCGCCCTCCTGGGGAGAAATACCCCAGGGCGGCGCTTACCGGTCTCTGCCCGCGAAGGTCAGCTGGACGTCGGTCAGGCGCACCGCCTGGGTGCTGTGGATGCGGAGATCGGTGGCCGGTTCGGTGAGCTCGACCTTGTGGACACCGGGCTGCTGCAGTTGCCCGATCAGCCAGGAGCGGGTCAGGTCCCAGCCGAGCACGGCGGCCTGGGCGAGCTCACGGGTGAGACGCGGTACCAGGCTGTCAAACACCGCCATGGGTGTATCGGGGTAGAGCCAGATCTGGGCGGAGACTGTCACCGGTACCAGACTGACCGGGACCACCTCCACGGTGTCGGTCAGCACCCGCACATCGTCACGCAGCACCGTGGCGCGCACGGTTTCCAGCAGCGATTCAGGGACGGTGTCGCTGTGCCCGGTGGGCAGCACGCTGATGCGCACCCGACCAGGGCCGGGGCTGTCGACCGCCACATCAGCCACCTCGGGGGAAGCCGACAAGGCCCAGTAGCGGTAATGCGCCGCGCCTCCTGCGTTGGCAAAGCCCATGATCCGGGCACGGATGCGTCGGCGCAGGGGCTCGTCCTGTTCTTGGGGCAGGCGCGTCACGCCATAGAAGGCACCGAGGTGCTCCAGATCGTTGCCGACCGCAAAGGCCAGCAAGTTGGCCCGCGCCGCTTCGTTGATCCGGGATCGCAAGAGCAACTCCCGGTAAGCCGCCACCTCGATCAGCTTGATCGCCGGGTCGGACGCGAGCAGCGCGCTGTACTGTGGGTAGCGCAGCCGAAACTCGCGCAGCAGCGCGTCGAAGATGTGCTCAAAGCGCAGCGTCTCCAGCACCTGTGGGCTGGGCAGGCCTGCGAGTTCGGGGGCCAAGGTGGTCTGAATCATGGGCGTCCTCCACTGCCGATACTCAGTCCCGACAAGGTGACGGTCTGGCCCTCGAACCCCTGCAGCCGCACTTCGCCTTCCAGGGTCAACTCCACCCAGCCGGCCCGTGCATCGCTCAGACGCACGCGGGTGAGCTTGAAGCGCGGCTCCCAGCGGCGCAGCGCCTCGGCGGTGGCGGCGTAGAGTTCCATGGCCAGGCGCGGGGTGATGGGCTGGTCGATGAGTTCGGGAATGCGCGAGCCGTAGTCGCGGCGCATCACCCGGGTGTTCAAGGGCGTGGAGAGGATGTCCGCGATGCTCTGACGCAGGTGGTCGAGGCCAGCGAGGGGCTGGCCGGTGTGGGTGTTGATTCCGAGCATGTTTCGTTATCCGGCAAAGACATTCGGCGAACCCTGCGCCACCCGTGATCCACAGGCGACCGGATCGCTGATGCGCCCCAGCGCCCGGCCATTGACGAATACTGAAGCACTACCCTGCGCAAGGGCGCTGGCATGGCAGGCTGGCCCACAGCAGTGCGTGGCCCAGCCATCCCCTTGGCGGTGGGCACCGATGCCGTTGATGAAGACCGTGGAACTGGCTCCGGTGGAGGGGCGCGGTGGCCAGCAACCGTGACCGGTGCAGCGATCTCCCAGGCGTGTGGCAGCAGGCATCGCTTTCTCCTTGGTCGCCAACCTTGGCGCAAATGTGCGGAAGGTTCAGTTCAGATCAATCCGGGGTGCGGTCAGGCGAATGCCGGTGTCCGTCATCTCGATCTTGCTGGGTCCGATCTCCAGGACGATCTTGCCGCCGCCGGGCACCGACAGACGCCAGTGGTGCTGTGCTCGGTCGTACTCCATGACCGCACCGTCTTTCCAGAGCGTGCGGGTGATGTCGGCACTGTCGGCCGGCGGCGGATAGGCGTCGCGATAGAGCGAACCCACGACCACTGCCTGATTGAGATCCCCGCCTGGGGCGACCAGCACCACCTGTTCTCCGGGCTCCGGCGCATGCCAGGTCCGGTCAGGTCCCGACCGCACGGTGGCAAATGGCAGCCACGCAGTCAGGATAGGACCGGCCTGCACCCGCACCCGGGCACGTTTGGCGTCCAGTTCGGCCACTTGCCCCAGCATCACCAGGTTGCTCAGTCGCCGCTCGGCCTCGGTCATGTCCTGGTGCAGGTGGCGCTCACTCATGGTGTGACTCCGGTCGGGTCGAGCAGGGGCTGGTAGTCGGGTTCGTGAGGGATGCCAATGCGCGGCACCCAGCTGACGAGCACTTGCAGCGGCAGCTTTCCATCAGGCGTTTCCAAAGGCCGGGTCCAGTAGCTGACATCGAACGACAGGCGCGCAGCCAGCACCGGTGTGTCGCCCTCTCCACCCTGATCGATCTCGGTGCGGGTCAGGCGGGTGCCTTCGACCAGCAAACCAAGCGTCTCATCGAGATCGAGGATGGCTTCGACCGCTTGCGCCAGCCCATCGGCCTCCTCGGCGGCGGTTTCGCCACTGGCGATGATCTCGACCGACAGTTCGAGTTTGCGATAGCGCAGCCCCGGATCGGCGTTGGGCTGATCCTCGATGCGCTCATCGCGGGTGTAGATCACGATCGCGGGCAGCTTGGCAGCAAACAGCGGTGTGCTGCGGTGGATGCTGATCCGGTTGGCGCTGATGCGCGGATCAACCGCCGGCAACTGCGCCACCAGTCGCTCCTTGACCGCCTCACGGATCAGGGTGCGTGGGTGTTTCATGGCCACCGCTCCCCTTGTGCAGCATCAGTTTCAGAAAACCATGTCCATCGGGGCGCACCTCGACGATCAGGTAGAGCACACCTTGCACTGTCACCGCATCACCTTCGGTAGGTGTGGCGGGCAAATCGCTCTGTCGCACCTCCAGCATCGGCTGGACCATGGACACCGGCACACCTGTGCTGGCATCCACCTCCTGGTGGGCGGCGGTGAAGACGCCCAGCCCCGGCAGTGCCTCGGCTTGCCCTTCAAGGTGAAACACCACCGGCTCACCGAAGGTGGTGAGCACGATGGATGACATGGCCCGGGTCAGGTCACCAAAGACGGTCATGCTTTGTCTCCCGCTTACCAGCCATTGCTCGAATGCAGACGAACGGTGAGCGCCGGGCGCTTCACAATCGGCAGCGGGTTGGACTGGGTGTAGATATCCACGCCGGTGCCGTTCGGACGCGCCAACTGGTGGGCGTAGAGCTCCTGGCCATAGGTGCCGACCGCTTCCATCAGGTTCGCCGGGGCGAAGTAAGTGCGGAAGGTGTCGAGCGTACCCAGCGGGAAGGCCACCCCTTCGCGCGGCGGGATCAGGCGTGCCGTGCTGCCATTGGCCAGCGTCACCGTGCCGAAATACTCCTCGAACAGGATGGAGCCGAAACGGAAACCCCGGCGCACATCGTCGCGCAGCGGGTTGGTGCCAGCGGTGCCCTGGTAGAAGGTGTAGGCCTCCTTGACGGTCTTGTGCGCCACCAGCTTGTCGAAGAACTCGGGGCTGACCAAGGCGTGGATGGTGGTCATCATCTCGCCCTTGAGGTTCGCTTCAATCTGGCGGGCCACCTCGGTGCAATGGATGACCATGTCCTCGGTGCCACCAAACACGAAATCCACCTCGGGCTTCTGGATGTCGAACTCGTCATGCCAGTCGTACAGCGTGTTTCCAGCACCATCCTTGGTAATCCCCAGCAAGGCGTTCACACGCATGTACTCCAGCGTCTGCGCGTGCTTGGCGCGCATCCGGGCGAGTTTGCGGGTCATCACGGTGACCAGCGGATCTTCACCAGCGGCCAGACCCAGACCCCGGATACCCTGGATCTCCTCGGGCAGCACCACATCGTTGTGCGGGATGTGGGGTACGGCAAACGAACGCACCGAACGCTTGTCGGTGGTGCCGACGGTTGCGGGTGCACCGGGTGCCACGGCCGGCAGCAGCCGCAGTTCGCCTTCGATGGACTCGATGGTGACGTTGCGCTGCGAAATCGGCTCAGGGGCGAACAGTCCCAGCTGGCCGACGCGGCCATAGGGATTGGGCAGCATCTGAATGGCGGCCGACATCTCGGCCAGCGTGAAGCCGCCGGCGTCGAACGGATTGACGATCACGGTCATATCGAAACTCCTGGGAAATGAGATCAGGCGACCGGACGAACCACGATGCCGTGGGCGGCCAGTTGCTGGTGTTTGAGGGCTTGAGCAGCGGCGTCTGTGACCGAGGCATCGAAGGCCAAGGCGCGGTCGGCGACGATGACCTGGCCACGTGCGAGCACCACCGCCTGGGTGTCGGTGTCACTGGCGGCGACCTGGTGCAGCAGCACGGCACAAGCGATCTCTGCACCTTCCAGGCCTGTCGTCGAAGCGGCTGGCGACAGGGCGTAAATGTCGGTCGCGGTGATGCGGCCCAGCACGGCCCCCAGCGGGTAAGCCGTGCCAGCTTTCAGGGTCACGGTCTCGCGGGTGTAGTCCGGGTCGGACTCGCGTTTGATCAGGTCACCGAGGGTGGTGGGAGAAATCAGGGGTGCAGTCATTTACGACCTCCATAGGCTTGGGCCGCTTTGACCAGTGGGCTGTCAGCGACGGATTGAGGTTTGGTGGGCGCAGGTGCCGGGGCTTGGGCCACGATGTCTTGCGCCACATCGCGTTCGGCCGCCTGCTGCAGCACCGATTGGCGCAGCGCATCGGGGGTGACGCCACGCGCCAGGGCCTGCGCGGGATCGACCGTGACCCCGAGGCGTTTGGCCTGGGCGGCGATCTCGGTCAATTCAGCCAACTGGCGTCGCAGTCGCTGCTCAACCTGGGCCGTGATAGCCGCTTCGTCGAGCGGCGGCGGGGTTTGCGGTGACTGCACCGGGGTCGGGCTTGAGTTCGGGGCGCTGTTCTCTTGGGTGTCGTCCACCGGCGTGACGGGGTTGTGATCATTCATGGAGATCTCCTTCGGGAAGGGTTGGGATCGGGAGGTGGTGCGGGTGGCCGACAGCGCAGCGGCCTTGTTGCGCAGGCTGCGTCCGGCACTCATGGCGAGTTGCCGTTGCAGAGCGGCCAGTGCCTCGGAACGGGTGCCGATCTGATCGGCCAGCCCTGCCTGCAGCGCCGCCTCGCCGCGATAGACGCGGGCCTCGGTGTCGCGGATGGTCTCCACCGTCAGGCGACGGAACCCTGCGACCAGGCTGATGAACTGGTCGTGTAGCTGCTCGATGTCCGCCTGGATGTCGGCAGCGACCGGCGCCGGAAGTGGTGCGTGCGGATGGCCATCGACCTTGTGGGCGCCGGCGTGCAGGAAGGTGTAATTCAGGCCCGCCTTGGCATCGGCGACCGACTCATCGACGTGCACCGCGACCACACCGATGGAGCCCACCTCGGCGGTGCGGGTGAGCCACAGGCGGTCAGCAGCACAGGCAATCGCGTAGGCGGCAGAGAGTGCAGCCTCATCGGCAATCGCCCACAGCGGTTTGCCCGAGGACTGCGCCAACTGCCGTAGGCGCCGGGCCAGGTCGAACACCCCGCCCGCCTCGCCTCCACTGGAATCGATCTCCAGCAACACTGCGCGCACTTGTCCGTCGGCAAAGGCCTGTTCGGCCATGGCCTCGATGTCGTGGTAGCTGGTGAGGCCACTGGCCGCGCCGATATAAGAAGAGCGACGCACCAGCGTGCCGAGGACGGGAAGGATGGCGATGCCCTCCAAGTTCTGGAGGTCACCGGTCATACCGGCATCGACATTAGCCGGCGGTGGCGTGGCGAGCGTGTCGCCCGCCATCTTTCTGGCCACCACCCCAAGGATCACTTCGAGTTTCGGGCGCGCAATCAGGAGCGGCGTCCCGTATAGGCGGGACGCCAGGTAGGGCAAATCAGTCATCGGGATTCCTCAGTTCGAGGGGGCTGGCGGTGGTGCCTGCGCAGGAGCCTGCGGAGGCTCACGCCCAAAGCGCAGCCCCAGACCGTCCTCGCGCCGGTGGTCACCGGCGATCTCGGCATCGACCATCGCAGCATCAAAGCCGCGTTCGGCAATTGCCTGGGTGCGCGACTTGAGCCCCGCCTCGATGGCGTTGATCTCCGCGCGGATGTCTTTGAGGGGATCAACCCAGTCCCAGCGTGGCGGCAGCCAGCTGCAGTCCAGGTAGTCGGCACGCTTGCGCTCGTAATCCGGTAATTCCAGCGCGCCCGAGAGCACCGCCGTATCCATCCAGCGTGACCACACGGCCCGGCACAGCTGAAACACCAGCACCGAATGCTGGAAGGCTTCGATGCGACGGCGAAACTCCAGCAGTGCTGCCCGGGTGTTCGAATAGTTGGCCTTCAACATATCGGCCGAGAGATTCGCGTAGGGCAGGCCCAAGGCGGCAGCCACCTGCAAGAGCGTCCGGTACTGGAAGGACTCGTAGTTGCCGCCGACATCGGCCGGCGTCGAGAAGGTGATGTCCTCGCCGTCGTCCAGGATCTGCAACTGGCCGGGTTCGAGCGGCAGCAGCGGCTCGCCCCGGTCATCAGTTTCGCCACCGTTGTCGAAGTCGCGCTCGGGCCGGCGCACGAAGCCGACGAACATCGCCGCGACCTTCTTGCGGTCCAGTTCGGCATCGTCGTACTGGTCGAGCAGGAACAGCTTCACCAGCGCCGGCGAGAAGCGCGACACGCCGCGCAACTGCCCGGCATCCACCGGATCGACGATGTGCAGCACGGACTCGGCCGGCACCCGCACCGTTTCGCCGGCCAATCCCGGATCGGTGATATCGCCTGGGTGGCGGCGCAGGAAGTGGTAGGCGACGCGCCGACCGATGCGGTCGAACTCGATGCCCTGACGGATGCGGTGCCCGTTCTCCAGCTGCTGGTTGTGATGCAAGGGCAGCATCTCTGCGGGGAGCATCTGCAACTGCAGCGGGACCGACAGGCCATCCTCTGGCCGGCGCGGCCGAATACGGAAGAACACCTCGCCAGCGATGAAGAGTTCACGCGCTGCCCGGCGTTGCTGTCCATAGAAGTCGGTCAGCCCTTCGGCATCGGACTCATCGGTCCAGCGCAGCCACAGGCGTTGCACCCGGTCCTTGAGCACCGCATCACCGATGCCCGACGAGGGCTTGATGCCGGTGCCCACCGCATTGCCCGCCCAGGACTCGACCGCGTTGGCGGCGTAGCCGTTGTTGCGGATGAGATAGCGTGCACGGGCAGTCATGTCGGCCCCGGCCGCCTGGATCAGCGTGTTGACGTGGGCGCGGCTGGCCGCGAAGGTCTTGAGGCGCCGGGCGGATAGGCCACCTTCGAAGCCCCCCACCATGGCGCCCACCTTGCGCCGCAGATTCTTGAGCATCCCCATCACAAGCCCTTCACGGCATAGGTGCGGATGCGTCGGGCACGCGGGCGACCTTCGGCTTGGGCGATCTCGCGGTCAAGGTCATGGAGGGCCGACTGCAGCTCGGCGTCCGACTTGTAGGTCACCCACTTGTCGCCGGCCTTCACGGTGAGCACGCCATTGAAGCGCGCGGCCTGCAGGGCTTCCCGCTGGGCCTTGAGTTGTTCGAGGGTCATGGACAGCACTCCCGGCCAGCGGGAGGCTGGCGGTATCAGAGGTAGTTGGAGGAAATGGCCATGCGCCGACGGCGCGGGCTGGCGGTCATCGGTGTCGTCACGGGCGTGGCATTGCTGGCTGGTTTGCGATTGGTCGGCATCGGCGGCAAGGCGTCTGCCCGCTTGTTCAGGTTCAGGCCCATCGACAACAGGCCATGCAGCGCGGCGTAGGCATACACCCGGCAGTCCAGTGCTTCGTTCCTGCGTCCGTCGGGCTTCCACCAGAAACGTTGTGGGAACCCTTTCACGTAGCGGGTGCGGATGCGCTCGGCGGTGAGCTGCTCGAAATACTGGGCATCGCGGTCCAGCGGGAAATGCATCGCGCCAGCGCCGGCCTCCTTCTTCAGCCGGGCGTAGATCGCTTCCTTGGCCGCATCCACCCCGACGGTGAAGAGATTGACCTTGCCCTTGTTCGCCTTACTCGGGCGCTTGGGCCAGATCGGGCGTTTGCCCGAGCCACCCTTGATCGCCCAGATGCGTTTGCGCTCCCGGCCCTTGCAGAAGGCGTAGGCCGCCAGGGTGTGGTGGCCACCGGTGTCCAGACACGCGGCTTCAATCGTCAGGCCATTGGCCAGCGTCTCGTGCTCGAAGCGGTTGGAGAGAAACACATCGAGCTGCGACCAGGTGTCCGGCGCGGAGGGATCGCCCCACAGCACCTTGTAGTCCACTGACCAGGACTCCTCGTCCCGGCCCCAGCCGACCACTTCGAGCTCCAGCCGATCATCCTGGACGTCGATGCCGCAGGTGAGCAGCGCCACCTCGGCCGGGATCGCAGGCCCGTAGGTTTCGCGGCGCTCCATCAGACCTTCAGCATCCAAGGTCTCCCCCTCCCGGTCTTCCCAGGTTTCTGCCAGCTTGGTGTTGACCCAGACCTTGAGGCGCACCGGGTCGTCCTTGGCAGCGTGATGCTCCTGGGCGATCTCGCCCCAGGTGAGCCACGGTGAATACAGGCTCGACAGATGGAAGCCCACCGTCTTGCCGTCACCCTCGGCCTTGGCGGTCCAGCGGCCATTGGCGAGCAGCGCCGGTTTGCGGTACTCGGGGTGGATGCCGTCGCACGCTGGGCAGTGCCAGGCAGCATCCGCCATCTTGTCCTTGGGCCAGCGGATGTCGCGCCAGAGGATCTGGCTGTGCGTCCCGCAGTGATCGCAGGGCACTTCGAACACGCGCTGGTCCGACTCCAGGTAGGCCGCCTCGATGCGCGAAAAACCCTTCAGGGTCGGCGTTGAGCACAGATAGACCTTGCGATTGACGAAGGTGGCCGCACGCTGCACCGCCAGAGCCACTGGATCGCCTTCACCATCGGCGTCGCCCGGGTAGCCATCGACCTCATCGAGAAACAGGTAACGCACCGGCATCGAGCGCAGGCCCACCGCCGAGTTGGCACCGGTCATGATCAGGACGCCGCCGGGAAACTCCTTCATCAGCTGGGTGTTGCCGGAATCCCGGCTTCTCGGGTCCTTCACCCGGCTGGCCAATTCCGGGCTTGCTTCGATCAGCGCATCCACCCGCTGCTTGGAGACGCGCTTGGCGCCTTCCACCGTGGGCTGCACCAGCAGCATCGGGCCGGGGGCGTGGTGGATGACGTAGCCCAGCCAGTTCAACCCCGCTTCGGTCTTGCCGATTTGAGCCCCGGCCATCAGCACCACGCGTTCCACGCGCGAGGTGGCCGACAGCGTTTCCATCACCGCCTTCAAGTACGGCGTGCGGCTGGTCGACCAGCGTCCGGGCTCGGCGGAGGCCACCGACGAGAGCATCCGGTGGCGGTTAGCCCAGTCATCGACGGTGAGGATGGGGTCGGGTGCGAGGCCGCGTTTCCAGGCTGACTCCACGCTCAGTGCAGCGGCCGATTCAGCAGTGTCGAACATGGGCTACTCCGATGCGAAATAGGTGGAACCGGCGCTTGGCTTCACGCGCGCTCAGCGCGTTCATACGGATGTCATCAACGCCCACGGAGCGCGCCATGAACCCCACCGACCTCACCCTGAACTGGATCGAGCGACTGCCCGAAGTGGGCAGTCCCATCCTGCGCCAGCGCGACGACCTGCTGGCCTTGCTCGCGCAGATCGCGTCCTTGCAGGAGATTGCCGAACGCCGGCGCCAAGCCCTGGAAGAAGAGATCGCCACGCTGTGGCTACCGGCCGAGATCGAGCAGGCCCAGCGCCACATCGCCGCCTGACCGTCCGAGGAGACCATCGTGATTGCTGACACCCCTCACCGCACCGACTCCCTCGACACCCTCGGCCACAAGCTCGGTGAAGCCGCCTTGACCTTGCTGGTACGCCTCTACCCGCAGGTGCGCCAGGCCAGCAACGCGCAACTGGACGCGGCCTGCGCCGCGATGCGCGCCCAGGTTGGGCCAGTGCTCGACGAACTGCTCACCGAGGCGCGTGAGGCGCCGACGGTGGCCCACGTGGCCTTCCAGAGCGCGGCGTTGAGCCTCGCGCAGGCCGGCATCCAGGCGCTCAAGGACAGCCGGAAATGATTCGCAGAAAGATCAAACCGGCGCTTGGCTTCACTCCCGAACAGCGCGTTCATGTCATCACCAAAACCCAAGTTGAGGAGCACGAAATGACCCCGACCCGCACCCGCAAAGCATCGGCCAGCAAGGCTGCCCAGCAACTCGACCAGCTGCTCGCCCAGATCGCCCAGGAGCATCTCTTCATCGAGACCCTGGAGACCCGTAACCACGACCGCCTGGACTTCCACGACGTTGGCGTCTGGTGCGTCAAGAGCGCCCTGATGGCTGCCTACCAGGCTGGCCTGGCCGCAGGACAGAACGCCGCCGCCAACCAAACTGCTTAACCACCCTCATCACAAGGAGCATCACCATGTCTGCACAAACCACCCCCATCACCGAACGCCAACTCGACCTCATCACCCGCGCCCACTGCGATGCCGGCGGCCTGATCGAACCGCTGCTCGATCTCAAGGGCGGCGCCAAACTGAAGATGATCGCCAGCCTCGCGCAGCGGGGGTTGATCGAGCAGATGGATGGCCAGTGGCGCATCACGCGCGCCGCCATCGCCATCATCAAGGGCGAAGCTCAACCGGAGGATGTGCTGCCGCCCATGCGCACAACGGCTGTCACTGCACCACCCCTGGCCGACGACCCGGAACTGGAAGCGGCGGTCACCGCTGCCGAGGCCAGCTGGCAGCAGGAGCAGCCCGATACCACCCCGAAGCGGGGTCGCGAGCACAGCAAGCAGGCCCTGGTGATCGAGATGCTCAAACGCCCCGAGGGCGCCACCATCGCGCAGATCAGTGAGGCGACGGGCTGGCAACACCACACGATCAGAGGGACCTTTGCCGGGGCGCTCAAGAAGAAGCTGGGCCTGACCATCGTCTCCGAGAAGATCGAAGGCCCGGCCGGTACCCCGGGTGCAGGACAGCGTCTCTACCGCATCGCCGAGGATGCCACTGAAGAGGCCACGGCGTGAGCATGCCGCCTGACGTCCCGATCCCGGCAGAGCACTTGCAGGCCTTGCTGGCGGCCTGCCGGGAGATCGCCCGGATGAAGCATCCGAGCATCGAGCACCTGCTGCGCCACCGGGGCTTTGGCTTTGAGGCCGACCGCATCGCCGATGTGGTGCTGGCCATCGAGGCCATCGATACCGACCAGGATGCAGATTGAGCTTGGCTTTGGTGGCGACCAGCGCGTTCATGGGGACGTCCAGCCCACAACGAACAACGGAGCACGCCATGCCCACCGTCACCTTGAAGCGCCAATCCACCGATGAGGCCAACGTCTCACTGCGCGACGTCTGGTACGACATCTACGTCGATGGCGAATACGTCACCAGCCGCAACGACATCTGCGACGCGCTCGACCTCAAGGCCGAGCTTGAACAGTCGGGCACGACCGAGCCAGAAAGCGAGTAAGCCATGAAACCCACTCGCGCCCTCCTTGCCCGTCCCAACTTCGATACCGACGACTACGCCTACCTGGCCGCCAAGGGCTGGCGCAACACCGAGATCCTCGCGCGCTGGACCGAGGAAGCCGCACGCGGCAACGGTCCCTGCCGATGGGAGGGTGATGCCGCCCGCGCCAAGCTCGCCGCCGTCGTCAGCCGCCAACAGCCGATGCAGAAAGATTGAGATGACGCTTGGCTTCAGTGGCGAGCAGCGCGTTCATACAGGTGTCGCAACGATCAACTGAGAAGGAGAGCACACCATGAACACCCCACGCGAATTTCAAGCCCAGCACGCCGAACACCGCGCCCGCGAGGCCCTGGCCCAAGCCCGATCCACCCTGGAGCGCGCACTGCGCGAACTGGATCGCTACACCAACCGGTTCGAGGACGCCGAGTCGCTGCGCGACAAGGCCGATGTGATGAACTGGACCCTGAACGAGCTCGCTTGCAACATCACGCCAAACCTGCGGCTGGATCTGATCGCCAGCGCCCAGGCCGAACTGGTGCGGGCCGACACGATGGAGTAAGCGCGGCCAGAGCCAAGCGCAGAAAGATCGACGATGCGCTTGGCTTGTCTGGTGAATAGCGCGTTACTACAGGTGTCGCAACGATCAACCGCCCGGAGCCCAAGATGAACACCACCAACCAGATCCCCGCCCCGACCGTCACTGATTGGGGGTTTTTCGGAACCATGAACGAGCACGCCGAAGCCGCCTGGTCCCTGGCCATGACCGCGATTTCGGAGGCCACCTGCCAGCCGCTCGAATCGGTCCGCGCTTTCCTCGACAGCCGCCACGGTCGCCACTTTGCCGACGATGTGCAAAACGGGCTGTACCAGGGGCAGACCCTGCAGGACGCAATCAATGCCGCCACCCAGCGTTGGATGGGTTGGACGATTGGCCGCCAGACCGCCAAGCAGTACGGCATCCCAAAGGGCCTGCCTTACCTCACCGGGTTCGTGATCCACTGCGAGATTGTCGAAGAATCCCTGGCAGCCTGATCAGCCCACGCCGCGCAGCCCCTCGAAAGCGCGGCGCAGCAAGTAGCTTCTCACCAGCGACACGGCCGTGAAGATCAGGCCGATCACCAGGTTCTCCTGCAGCGTGGCGTGCAGACCAAAGAGCGGGAACACCACCCACTGGGTCGCCACCGCCACGCCATAGCCAACCAGCACATTGGTCACGGCCTCCACCAGCGACATCCAGCGCGACTGCTTCACAGCACCTCCTCGGCATCCAGCTCATCGCTGGCATCGGCAGTCTCTGTCGTGCCGACCAGGTCATCGAATCGCACCCCATCGACCTCACGCACCGCCTGCGCGCCGGCATATTCCTGCCAGCGGCGAACAATCACATCGACGTACTTGGGATCGAGTTCGATCAGCCGTGCTTGACGGCCGGACTTCTCGGCCGCGATCAGCGTGGTGCCGGAGCCGCCGAAAGGATCGAGCACGATGTCACCAGGGCGGCTGGAATTTCGGATGGCCCGCTCGACCAGCTCCACCGGCTTCATCGTCGGATGCAGGTCATTGACGCGCGGCTTGTTGAAGTGCCAGACATCGCCCTGGTCGCGGTCACCGCACCAGTGCCGGGTGGAGCCTTCTGGCCAGCCGTACAGAATCGGCTCGTACTGGCGCTGGTAGTCGGAGCGCCCCAGCGTGAAGGTGTTCTTGGCCCAGATGATGAAGGTCGACCATTTGCCGCCGGCAGCACGGAAGGCCGCTTGCAGGGTGTCCAATTCCGACGAGGACATGGCGATGTAGATGGCCCCCTGGCAGTGCGCGATCATCGGCGTGAGCGCCGCCTTGAGGAAGGGCTCGAAGTCCTCGCCCAGGTTGTCGTTCAAGATTGGGCGGTTGGTGCCGCGCAGCTTGTCCTTGGCGCTGTTGGCGTAATTGACACCGTAAGGAGGATCGGTGAACACCATCGAAGACTTCTCGCCGGCCATCAGCAGGGCAAAGCTCGCAGCATCGGTGCTGTCGCCACAGAGCAGTCGGTGCTTGCCCATGATCCAGACGTCGCTCGGCTTGGACACCGGGACAACTGGCACCTCGGGTGCGGCATCCTCGTCGGTGTGCCCCTCGGTGGTCGTCTCCTCGCCAGCCATGATCTCCAGCAGTTCGTCGGCATCGAAGCCGGTGAGCGCCAGGTCAAAGTCGGCCTCCTCCAGCTCCTCCAGTTCGAGGCGCAGCAGATCCTCGTCCCATTCCGCCCAAGTCGCCGAGCGGTTGGCCAGGATGCGGAAGGCTTTGATCTGTGTTTCGGTCAGGTCGTCGGCCAGGATGACGGGCACCTTCTCCAGCCCGAGGCGTAGCGCGGCCTTATACCTCAGATGACCATCACAAATTTCGCCCGTGCTCTTGGCGATGATCGGGATGCGAAAGCCAAAGTCCCGGATGGCGCCGGCCATCTGGTCGACGGCGTGGTCGTTCTTCCTGGGGTTTCTGCTGTACGGGATCAGGCGCTCGGTCGGCCAATATTCGAATGTGATTTCACTCAGCTGCATCAGCCGTCTCCAGTCGTTCCGCTTCGACCTCGGCAAAGGTCTGCCCGGTGGCCAGCAAGGTCACCGGAACGTCGGGGTGGTTCTGTTGGAATCGCTTCACCGCCACATCGGTGTAAGACGGGGCGAGTTCGATGGCGCGGGCCTGGCGTCCGGTCTTTTGGGCGGCCAGGATCGTGGTGCCGGAGCCACCAAAGGGCTCGAACACGATCTCGCCCACGTCTGAATACGCCAGCAAGATGTGCTCAGGCAGCGCCACCGGAAACACTGCCGGATGGTCGATGTCGCGGCCGATCTTGCCCTTGTGCCGCATGATGCGGATCACGCTGTCCGGGATGCGGGTGTCCTGGGTGGGCTGCCCGGCATGGGTCCAGCCCCCGACCTCGCCATCCTTGCCGCGCATCGCGGTGGAACTGCCGTCGGCGCGCAGGTGCGAGTCCTGCCCGGCGTGCTTACAGGGCACGATCTTGTTGGGCTTGCGGCTGGCGCGGTTGAAGTGGAAGACGAACTCGAAGCTCGGAGCCAGGCGTCCCGCCCAGTCGCCGGGCATCCCCGGTCCCTGGTCCCAGACGTACCAGCCAAAGCGTCGCCAGCCTTGCGTGCGCATCCAGGCGAGCCAGCCATCCCAGTACGGGATGACCTCGTTGTCGCGGTGGATGAGACCCAGATTCACCAGCACCTGGCCATCGTCGGCCATGGGCAGGTGGGCAAAGACGCCACGCATCAGCGCATCCCAGTCGGCGATGCCTTGGGTGTAGTCACGCTGCTGACCGTAGGGTGGGCTGGTGAAGCACAGGCTCGCGTGGTCTCCGGCCATCAGCGCCGCGACCACGGCCGGGTCGGTCGAGTCGCCGCAGATCAGGCGGTGGGCACCCAATTGCCAGATGTCGCCGGCTCCGCTGACCGGGGTGGCTGGTGCTTCCGGAATGTCCTCGTCAGCGTCCTCGGTAAATCCGCCAATTGGCGGATTTTGTGGAGCGTCGTCCTCGTCGTCGAGCTCACCCAAGAGACTCTCGATCTCGGCATCGCTGAAGCCGGTCAAGCCGAGATCAAAGCCAGCAGCGGAGAGATCGGCCAGTTCAGCCGCCAGCAGTTCCTCATTCCACCCTGCCTGCAGCGCCAGTTGGTTATCCGCCAGGATGTAGGCACGGCGCTGGGTGGGCGTGAGGTGATCGAGGACGACCACCGGCACGACCTCGAGGGCGAGTTTCTTCGCGGCGGCGAGCCGGCCATGCCCGGCCAGGATGTCGCCCTCGCCGGACACCAGTAGCGGCGCAGTGAAGCCGTACTCGACGATGCTGCCGGCCAGCTCGGCGATCTGCGCCTCCGAATGGGTGCGGGCGTTGCGTTCGTAGGGCTTGAGTCGGTCCAGCGGCCACAGTTCGATGCGGCGGGCCATGGCGGGGGTGAAGGCAGTCGTCATGAATGACCCTCGGCGAAGGTGTTGAAACGTTCGCCAGGCGGTCTGACGAAGTAATCAGCGCAAGCGCTGGGTGATCTCGTGGGCGAGCAGGGGGATCAGGGCATCCAGGTGCTGGCGCAGGGTGTCGCGCACCAGGGCTTCGATGAGCTCGGGCGACAGGTCGGCGGGTACCGGATCGTCCGGGATGGGATCGTCCGCAACCGGATCGGGGCGCAGGCCATCCGCGAAGGCTCTGCCGACCACGTCCTCCACATCGGCGTAGGTCGGCTCATCGGGGTTCCACATCGGATGGGTTTTCATCGGGCGAGATCCTCCAGGGCTTCACGAATGGCCACATCCAGGATGTCTGTCACGCCACGCACATCCGGATCGGCCACGACCAGCGCGACGATCTCGGGCGCGACCTTGCGCGGGATCTGCTGCATGCGGTCCCGCAGCTGCCGGGCCAGCTGGAAATACTTGATGTCGACCTCGTCCTTGCTGATCAGCTTGCCGGTGCGTTCCTCGAATTCGAGCTTGGCCAGGCGCGCCGAGTAGGTTTCGCGTACCGCCCGGGCCTTGTGGTAATCGACGCCCCGGGCATCGTCGCTGGAGGCGGCTGGGGGTGTCGGCGGCGCGGCGGGTCGTTCGGTGCTGACCACCCTGGGGGTGACCACCTGCTGGGTGACCACCTTGGGAGTGGTCGGCTGCGCCATCCGGGTGTGCCGATCCCACTGGGCGTCGGCCTTGTTCTGGTCGATCCGGCCATCGGCTTCGACCTGAATGCGCCCACTGGCAATCGCCTTCTGGACGGCGGACAGGGCCACGCCGCGATGCCGGGCGTAGGCACGCAAGCTCATGCTCATGGAAATCTCCAAGGAACGATGGCCGGGGTGACCACCGACCACCTGACCACCGATTTTTTGAGTCTGACGCTAGGCAAGCGTCGCGCTGCGCGCGGCCCCCGCGCTTCAGATGGCCCGGGAGGACCCGTTTAATGTGTCCGATGCGTCAGGTCGCACGGGTGAGTTCCTCCCGCAGCGCCCGTTCCATCTGCCGTTGGTACTCACGCAGGGCGACGCTGCGAACGGCCTCGGCCATGCCAAAACGCGCTTCAACCTTCTGCTGCCGGCGCAGCAGGTACAAGGCCAGGATGCGCTTCTCGTCGCGGCGCTCGAACACGGCGCCAGCCCGGTAGAACACGTTCTTCTTCGCCATCACCTGGCCCGGCCACTGGCTCTTGGGGATGACGCGAGTCTGCGCGGTTTGAGCCATCGGACCGACCGGGATCGCCAGCTTGCCGGTCTTGGTGCCGCCACTCTCCTGCAGCGCCATAAACCGATCCCGCGACCAGACCTCGGCCATCAGCGTACGCGGCTTGGCGGGCGTGACACCGATGCCCCGGCTGATCCACGGCCGGCGCAGGTTGAAGCGCTCGGGCAGACCATCGCGCACCGCATCGCGGGCATCGAAGGCCGTGCGGGTCAGTGCCTTGGCAGCGGCGTTGGGGACGTGCTGCCGGGCGAGCTCGGAGAGGTGCTCGGTGGCCCTGGCCACATCGGTGGTGAGATCAAGTTTCAGCATCGGCGGGCTTCCTGCGGCGCGGGGTGGCAGGCACTTCGATATCGACAGAAGGCTCGGCAGCAATGCCGGCCTGCTGCGCCACGATCTGTTCGGCAGTGGCAGCATCGACCTCAACCGTCAGGCCAGGGACGAACGAGCGCGCACCGCCAGCGCCGGCGAGGACCACCGGGCGGGTGATGAGGAGTTTCATGGGGGTGTCTCCAAGGCTGGGCAAACGGGCAAGCGCCCAGCCCAGAAACGACAACGCCCACCGGAACGAATCGGGTGGGCGCAGTTATTAGCAGTACGGGATTACTGTACTTTGTGTCCGGACGGGATTCAATCAGGTTTCGAAAAACAACCTCAAAAAAATTTTCCGCTTCTGATCGAATCAACCCGCCAGTAGTGCCTTGAGATCCTTGAGCATCAGGAACAGGTGATAGGGATCGGTCGGGCTGGGCTCAAATTCCCAGGACTCGTACCACTGCCGCGCGGCCTCATCCTTAGCATGAACCAGCAGGCAACGAATGCCCGCAATGTCGGCTGCCTGTGCCGTGCGCAGCAGCGCGTCCTTCAGGAGCGCCTTGCCCAGGCCTTTTCCTTGGTGATCACGGTCCACGGCCAACCGTGCCAGGATCATGACTGGCACCGGATGCCGAGCCAAGCCCTTCATGACGCGTGCTGGAGCATCCTCCGGATCAACACTGCCGACCGCCAGACTGTAGAAACCAACTACCTCGCCGCTCAGGCAGCACACGTAGGTCTGGGCGCTGTTGGCCTTCTGGTTTACGAGCGCGTAGCGTTGCAAGAACTGGTTTAGCGGCGGTTGCCCGCAGTCAAAGCCTTCCGTCGAATCCGCAGGCGCGAGCTTGCGGACCGATTCATACGCTGCACTCAACCCAGCACCCCGGGTTCACTGAGCAGTTTCTTCAAGCGCGGCTTGGCTTGAACCGGGCGATCCAGCGCCTGCTGAAACGCCTGCCACTGGTCATCGTTGAGCACGAAATGACGACGATCCGCCAGAGCCTGGTTGGCCGCGATCACCCCGGCATCCAGCAGAAATTCACTGACGTTTTTGTGGCATGAACGCGCGGCCTCCTGCAGCAGCTGCTTGACAGAGCTGCTGGCGCGGACATCGATCCGTTCGGTTTTGGAGAGGTTCAAGGTGCTCATGGCAATCCCCATTTTCTGAAACTACCTCCATAGTAGCGTCCGGACGATGTCCTGACAAGTCAAACGTGCGTTGATGTCTCTCGCCGAGGCCTGGGCGCTCGCTCGTACCCGTAGTACCGAGCCAGCATCCCGAGTGCCGCAAGCAGAATGCCCTTGGCCTCGTTCTTCTCGACACGCTTGCCGTTCCAGCCATCGCGCATGGACCAATCCCGGATCGACATCTGCAGTCCTGCCACATACCACAGCGCCGATCCGGCCGGACTGCCACTGCCGCCGACCGCCTCCAGCGCCTCCCTGACCGCACGCGCAGCGCCAGCGTTCTTCTCGACCATCATCTGCCCGGGCGCCGTTCCACCCGGCAGACCATCAAGCCTCGGGCTGGCGACACCACTGCCGAACGCCCGGGCGAAGTCCTGCGAGAACTGCTGTCCGGCATCGTGCATAGCGCCGGTGATGCTGCCGTTTCGGAGCATCAGCGCCAGCGTGTCCACGGTGCGGTAGTGGTCGACGGGCCTCTGATCATCGTCCTCCTCGCGCACATAGCGGATCAAGCTGCCGTCGGGGCGGATCAGCTCATGGCCGATAGCCGGTTTGCGCTCAGCGCGCGCCTTGGCGCGTTGCGTCTTCTTGGTCATGGCCGTCCCTCCCCAAGTTGGGCCAAGGTCGCAAGAGCACCGTCGCGGTCACGCTGCACAGTGATGGCCTTGGCGGTGGTCGCCACCACGGTCCAGGTCTCGCCGTCGCCCCGGTCGATCACCTCGCTCTCGGCCCAAGGTGTGCTCTTACGGGATGCGGTAGTGCGTGCGCCGTAGAGCTTGGTGGCGATGCCGGTCAGGAACACACGATCACAGTCGTCGTAGATGTCGTCGAGCGGCACCACGACGATGCCTTGCTTGTGCCAGGCGGCGGCACGCATCGCACGCAGTTCCTCGGCATTGGCCGGCGACGGCGGTGCCATCCTGCCCAAGGAGCAGGGAATCGAGGGGGTACTCATACGCATGCCACACCCCCTTGAGCCATCGCCCAGTCCAGCAACGCCAGCGCATCGGCCTCGTTGTCACAGTCCGGCGAAAACCCTCGACTGCGCATGGCAGCAATGACTTCCTCCTTGCCTGCATTGCCTTTGCCCGTAACGTGCTTCTTGATCGTGCCCACCGGCACACCCTGATACGGAATCTGGTGGTGCTCACACCAGGCGGTCAGATGGGCCATGAAGCCGCCGTAGATATGCGCGGCATCCACCCCTTTGTGGTTCCTGACTTCCTCGTAAACCACCAAATCAATACCGTCAGCGCACTGTTTGATCTCGGTGAGCCAGCGCTTGAAACGCAGGTAACGAAAGCCGCCGCCTTCGAAACGCTGCGGGCGGAAATTCTCGCTGCCACCGTTGATGAGTCCGTCGCGGCCGGTCAATGCCCAGCCAAGTTGAGAGCCCAGGTCGAGGGCCAAAATTGTTGTCGTCATGTTCGTCAGTCCTGTGTTTTGGGCGGTCTGACGGATCGGACAGGTTTGCCGGTTACCCTCTTCACGCGTGCGCGCGTGTAGGCGTAAATCAGTGAGTCTGTCCGATCCGTCAGAACCGCATCGATTCATGGTTCGGGTCAGTTGTCGGCATAGGGGGTGAAGCGATCCTTCGGGGTCTCCAGCAGGCCCACGCCCTGAAATCCCCGCAGCCCCATCCCGTTGCGCCACTTCTCCAGTCCCCGGGTGAGCAGCAGATCGGCGAAGCGCTTTTGCGAGCCGACGAATTCGCCGGCGGCTTCGGCCCACTGCTTCCAGTCGGTGAAGAGCTCGGCGGTCAGTGCCTTGGCATTGGGGTGGCGCACGCAGCGCTCCTCGATCCAGCGGCCCAGCGCGTCTTCCGCCTCGAAGTACTCGTCGGTGGCATCCAGCACGGGCTTCGGCGGTTTGAGCCCCTCGCGCTGCCAGGCCAGACAGCCCTCGACGCCCCAGCTGAAGATGGCGTTGGCTTCAAGCAGCAACTTGGTCTGCAGCTGCTTGTCGCGCTTTTCCGGGGGCACGGTGATCGTGAAAGGGATCAGGTGCAGACGGCGGCGCATCGCCTCGTCGATGTTGCGGATGGCCGGCTTGTGGTTACCCGCGATCACCAACTTGAACTGCGGCACATAGGTGAAGAAGTCCTGGCGCATGAAGCGCGCGGACACCCGATCACCACCGGTGATCTCCTTGATCTTCGACTCGTTCCAGCGCCGACCCTGTTCGGTCTCGGTGGCACCGACGAAGCGCGAACCGCGCAGCCCGGCCAGATCGGTCGGGTGCCGGTCGCCGCGCGTTTCCATGAAGGTGTCCATGGGCGCGTTGGCGGCGTAATCACCGAGCAGCGTGAAGAGCGTGTTCACGAACACCGACTTACCGTTGGCGCCGGTGCCGTAGAGGAAGAACAAGGCGTGCTCACTGGTCGCCCCGGTCAGGCAGTAGCCAAACACCCGCTGCAGGTAGGACTGCAACTCGACATCGCCACCGGTGACCTGCTCCAGAAACCGCAACCAGGTCGGGCAGGTGCTGCCCTGCACCAGGGTGGCTGAGGCGATCTTGGTCATCCGGTCCGCCCGGTCATGCGGCCGCATCCGTCCGGTGCGCAGATCCACCACGCCACCTGGGGTGTTGATCAGCCAGATGTCAGCATCCCACTCGTCGGTGGTCGCCGCGTGCCGGCGGTCGGTACGTGCCAGACGTTCCACCCCGCCCACGGTGCTGCTGGCAGCCAGCTTGGCCGCGACCTTGCTGCTGTCCGCACGCACGGCGGCGTGGCGACAGACGTGACGGATCAGATCCGTGGCCGCCAAGGTCTCCTCGGCCCGCCAGCGCTGACCATCCCACATCAGCCATTTGCCCCAGGCCGCGATGTAGCGCCAGTCACGCTGGTAGCGCCGCGTGAAGCTCACCGCCAGCGCGTCCTCGGTGCCCCACACCGTGGCATCGCTGTCGTGGTCGGCCTGCCCGTCATACTCCGGCAGATCGGGCTCATCACCCAAAGGCTGCACTGTGATGCGCGGTCCGGTGGTGATGAATCCCGCCACGTCGAAGCCCTCAGCCAACGCGTCGGCAGCATCCCAGCCTTCCGGCTTGGCATCGGGGGGCAACAGGATGGCGCAGGAGGTGGCACCGGCCATCAGCACAGCCTGCGAGGCGGCCTCGGCATACCCAAACCCCGGCTTGTCCCGATCCGGCCAAATGAGCACAGCCTTGCCGGCCAGAGGTGACCAGTCGGTCTTGTCGACCGGCGCATTGGCGCCGTGCATCGCGGTGGTGGTAGGGACGCCCGCCTCGATCAAGGCCTGCGCACACTTCTCGCCCTCGACCAGGATCACCTGCTCGGCGGAGGCAATCCCTGGCTGGTTGTAGAGCGGGCGCGGCTCGGGCGGGGCCATCTTGCGGCGCTTGGCGTCCCAAGGGCGGAACTCCTTCCTGCCCGGTGCCGGGTCGTAGCGGTAGACGCAGGCGATGAGATTGCCGGCGGCATCCAGGTAGTCCCACTTGGCGGTGGCCGGTCCCAGCTCATCAACCGGGGCTTCGGCCTTCTTGCGCTTGGGCGGATGGCTGGTAGCCCGCCCGACCAGTTGCCCGGCGATTTCCAGCACCCGAGCGAAGTCCGCCTGGGTGTCGAGACCGTGGTGGGCAGCGATCAGATCGAAGATGTCGCCACCTTCACCAGTAGCGTGGTCGTGCCACAGCCCAGCGGTCTCGCCCTTGAGCGACACCTCCAGGCTATCGCCGGGGCTGCCCAGCACATCGCCGACCAGGTATTTCTGGCCACGCTTCTTGCCGGCAGGCAGCAGCGTCATCAGCACCGACTCCAGCCGGGCGAGCAAATCTGCCCGAATGGCATCGCGTTGTTGGTTGAGATCACCGCCCGTGGCGTTGGCCACCGGCGGCACCGAATTGAAATCAAGCATGGATCAGTCCTCCCTGTGGCTGATGGGTGTGGGCTTGGCAGGTGATGGAATGCACGGGGGCGCTGCTGGCGCTGACCACTGGCTCGGGTGGAACCGAATACACCGGCACCTTGATCGGTACCTTCTGCCAGTGCGCCTTCTCGTCGGCGAGATAGCCGGCCTTGCGGGCCACGAAGCGCACGAAGTCCGGATGCAGTCCCACCAGGTCACACCAGAGCGTGAGGTCGTCCCCGAGCAGAAAGCGCCTTGCCTCGCGCCGCATCCGGCGGTTGGTCAAACTCAAGCTGTCGTGGATGGCGCGGGCGAGCACCGCCACCACCAGACGGGACTCCGGTGTCACAAGGAAGGTGTGACGATTGAGCACCTTTTCGATGGCCTGCAGCCCGACCAGGGGTTTGGGGGGCGACCAGCGATCCACCCACTCGGTGCGGTAGGTCTTGCGTGCGCTGGCACGCTTGGAAGCTGTGCTCATCACGCACCTCCCCAGCAGCGCTGCGCATAGCTGCAGAACTTGCATTCGAAGTGGCTGGCCTCGGCGAAGGCGCGCGGCAAGAGCTCACCGGCCTCCGTCGCCTGGATCACCCGCACGGCCCGGTCGGACATCTTCTGCGCCAAGGCGGCATCGAAGGGAACCAGCTCGAACCACAGCTCCTGCGTGTCCTTGTTGATGGCGGTGAAGAGCGCCGGGTTATGGCTGATGCCTTCGACCGTGCCTTCCATGTAGGCCTGGTAAGTGGCCATCTGCGCGGCATAGACCGGCTTGGTGACCGCCACGCCAGACTTGGCGCAGGCCTTCCAGTGCTTGTCGGCCATGGTCTTGCACTCGAAGAGCATCGGGAACGACAGGCCCAGCTCTGGCGGTGCTGCCGTGATGATTCCGTCGACGTGGCCCTTGATCCGGCCACCCGCCACCGAGAACCCGAACTGGCCGCCGTTGGCCTTCTGGTTGTGCAACTCAAACCCCGCCATGCGCAACCAGCGCACGGCCAGGTCTTCCAGCGCATGGCCGACCTCGAACACCCGCAGGATGCGACCCGAGAAACCCCGGCCGGGATCGACCGGCGCACCGGCGTACTCAAACTGCAGCGCCCGTTCGCAAGCCACACCCAGGCGAGAAGCGCCGAGATAGTCGCGCGGGGCCTGCCCGGCACGTTCAACATCCAGCGCCGCATCGATGAAACCCGCTACCCGCTCGTGGAAGCCGGGGCGATGATTGAAGTCCAACATCACTTGGCCCTCCCACGCTGGGTGGCCTTGGCCGCCACCGGCTCCCCGGTTTCCCAGGGCAGGTCATCCTCCAGATCCGCGAAGGGATTGGCCGGATCGAAGGCGGTCGCCGCCGGTGACGGTTCCAACTTGGCCACCGGCTGCGGCGCCTGCGTCTCGTAGGGATTGAGCCCCCGCACCGGCGGATACTTCGCCTGCTGGTGGTGAGCCGCCATGGCCTCCGTCCAGCCAGTGACGATGGCCTCGATCACCTGCAAGGCCTCGGCCTCGCTGTAGTGACCCAGGGGTTTGTCAAAGCCGATCTCGCCGGCGGCCTCGCCGAAGAATTTCAGGCAGGCGCGCATCGCCGCGCGCTCGAATTCGGTCGGATCAACCATGAGCACGTCCTCCTGCCTGGGGTCGGTTCGCAGCCACTGGCCGTAGAGCGCGTGAAACGCGTCCTGGCATTTGCGGCTGCAAAAGACCCAGTCCATCGGATACCGGCGTGCCTCGCCCGCCTTGAAGCGGTTGTCGCTGTGGCCGAGGCCACGGGCCTGTCGCTTGCAGACCCAACACTGCCCGGCCATTCATTGCCCTCCCTCCAGCGCACCGATGAAGAGGGTCATCTGCAGCGGCTGGCTGCCAAACGCCGTGGCGCAGCGGGTATCGAAGTCCCGGTAGGTCATCGACGAGCGCGCGATCATGGTCACCGCGTGGATCTGCTTTTCCAGGAGGGCGAGGCCGCCCTCGCTGAGCCACTGATGGGCCTTGTCGGAGAGGCGCTTGCGGTTTCGGATCTCCTCGATGATTTCGCGGGGCATGATCACGTCGTACACCCAGCGCAGGGTGATCTGGCCGATCACCGCCGGCGGGTTTTGCTGATGGCCCTGGTAGTGCCAGCCAAAGAGACGAAACAGCGCCCGGTAGTAGTCGGGGCTGAAGCGCCGCTCCCAGCTGGCCACGCGCTCGCGCAGCAAGCGAGAGATCAAGGCCTGCAGCGCATCGGGCGCGCGGTGGTATTGGTAGCCGGTGGCCTCATCGATCAGCGCGACCTCACCGGTCTTGGCGAGCGCCTTCAGAATGCGCTGGCAATTCGGCACCAGGTGCTGACGCTTGCGGTGCAGACGACCTTCGAGCGCGGCATCGATCACGCCCGAGGCGACTTCGCTGATTACCCCGGCCGGAAAGAACGCCGTGGTCTGGCCCGAGGGCAGGCGGATGCTGCAGGCGTTCTCCTGCAAGACCTCCACTGCACCAGGGGCGACATCGGACAGCAAGGTTTTGAGTTGGCTGCCCCGGCGCGATTCGTGCAGGCCGATGGCTGTGGCCAACTGGCGCTGCACGTAGCCCCGGGTGCCGTCTTCCAGCACCACGGCTTCCACCGCCAGGTCACCAAAGCGCACCACGCCGTAGTGGCTGGTCGTGAGAATAGGTGTGCTCATCATCGTCACGCCCTCCCTTACTGCGCCCAGGCGGGTTTGCCGCTGGGGACGGTGGATGGGGCAGGACGCGATGAAGGGGTGTGGGCAGCCGGAGGTGTGTAGCTCGGTGCCGCGACTGCTGCCGGCGCACCCGACTGACCACCGCCGGAAGAGCCCCTGGGCATCACGCCCATGACCAAGGCGTAGTCCTTGTGGTCCGGCTCAATGGCCGCCTTGATGGTGTTGCGGTCCTCGCCCCGGCCATCCTTCTCGATGTCGATGCGCGCGGCGAACTCCAGGCCATCCAGGTCGGCAAAGCCGCTGATGCGACGAGCCGCCTGAGCCTGCGGGCTGTTGTCGGCCGGATGAACGTTGCGCGCGGAATTGAGTGCGGCGCGGATGAAGGTCCGGCCCATGTTTCCCCAGGTGGGGCCCTTGGCGCTGTGCAAACCGACGTTCCACCAGATTTTGCGTTTGGCGAACGGGCCTTCCATCACCACGCCTTCGCAGGCGAGGTAAACCGCGCCGGTATCGAAACTCTGCGTGGCCCAGCCTCCGGTCCAGCCTTGGCTGGGGTCATCGAAGCCGCCCGGCTTGATGCTCAGACGCAGCTTGGCTGCAGTGTTGCGCGGGATGAGGTCGAAGGACTGCTGCTGTTCAGCGTCGTTGAAATCGTTCCAGTTCGACATGGCGGCTTACTCCTGGGATGCGTGGAAATCAGGGGATGGGGTGCTGGCGCTCGAGAAAGCGGGGGCAGGTGCAGCCGGGCGTGCGATGGCGTCGCGGCCGAGGCACTTGGCGATGAGCTTTCCGAGGTGGGGTTCTTCGATGGGGTCGAGCCGGCCGCTGCGGTCCTTGCTCGGGAAGCCCCAGGTGTTGTCTGCACCGGTCACGAAAGCGCGGTACGGTGTGCCGTCATCAGCCTTCAGGATGGCTAGCGTGATGACTTCATCGAGCACGCCCGGCAGCTCGGCCGAGGTCTTGGCGCCTTCCAGCTGAAGCTGGTAAATGCGGCGGTTGAAGTCGTCCAGCTTCTCTTCGAGGATGCAGACGTAGATGACGTGCTTGTCCCGGACGTGCTGCAGGTGCGTGAGCGCGCCGATCATTTCTGTGCCCAAGAGGCCATAGGCGCCCCGGGTGTCGGGTTTGCCGGTTTTTTCGGAGAAGGCCGCTGGCTGGGTCTTACACCAGGCCAGGCACATCCGCGAGAGCACGGTCAAGGAATCGACGAAGTAGGTGTCGTACTTCGCGAGCTGCGCCGGATCGCCGTACTTCTGGCAGACGTGGTCAAAGTGCGCCTGCGAGAAGGCCTGCTCGGGTGATGCACTCGGGCTGGGTCCAGCCAGGAACACCACCAGGTCCTTGAACTCCGGCCAGGTGCGCGGGCGCAGGGTGTCGCCGGCCCAGTCGAGGATGGAAAGATCGCCGGCCTCGGTGTCCACCAGCAAGGTGCGCTCGGCATCGAGCGTGCGGATCTGGGAGGTCTTGCCGGCACCCGGTACGCCCACGAGGGCGACCTTGGCGCAGCGTTTTTCTGACAAGCGCTGGTCAGCGCTGATGATCGGGAGTGCCATCACTTGCCCTCCCCAACGAGCGCCAGGCGGAAGGCCGGCTTGGCGGGTTTGAGGGTGCGGGCAGCCTCGAAGGGGCGGCGCAGGGTTTCGGGCCAGGCGGCGAACTTGCGCTCGGAGACCGAATATTTCACGTCGATGTATTCGGCCGGGTCATCGCCATTGCTGGCGATGCGCTGCGCGATGGTGGCCAGTTCATCCTGATCCCAGGACACCGATTTCTTGATCTCGACCGTGATGGCCAGATCACCGTCGGTCAGGTGCGTGGTGCCGGTGTCCTTGCCCGCGCCCAGCAGTTGCGCGCGGGCGGCGTCGCCGTAGAGGTCATCGAGCGCAGCGGTCAGCTGCTCACGGGCGTGGCCAACGCCACGATCCATTTCGGCGAGCAGGACGGAGAGTTCCTGTAGCGCCGGCTTGGGCAGCGCCTTGATGCGCTCGCGGGTCAGGTCTTCGAGTTGGAGGGGAAGACTGCCGATGTCGAGGACGGTGGCAGCCGGTTGTGGGGTGGCCAAGATGGCCGAAGAGTGGGTTTGCATTTCGCAACTCCTTGGTGGTTAAGGAGTTACCCATTCTTCGCATCCATTTCCGGAAGATGTCTGGACGATTTCCTGAAAACTTTCCGGAAAGACCACCGGGCACCTTCCCTGGCGCGTTTGAATCCTTTCATCCGCTGGCGTAGAATTCTGGGCAGGCACCCGCCTGAGTTGTGAGCGACTCAAAAAAGGTCATCCCGCTGCACCCTGAAGTTTTCATCCGACCATTGGGATTCCCACTGTGCTGGATGCGTAATCGCTCAACGTCCCGCGCAGAATTTGGAGAATTTCAATGAAGTCCGACTTCAGTTCCCTCGCGTTTGTCGCCCGCCAGTCCCTCGTCGCGTCCGGTGTTTCCATTTCGCTGGGCCACACGCAGCAGTTGCTTGCCGCCAGCCTCGGGTATGGCAGTCTGGCGGCCATCCAGGCATCGACCGAAGAGGAACCTGGTATTGCTGGGGCAAACTTTGTCATCCTGGACGTGGCGGGTCTGTCCGCCCGCGCCGCATCCTTGGGCTATGGTGCGGCGTCAGATCAGATTACTGAGGCGATTGCCGCAACCATCAAGAGTGATCCTGAACCGCCAGCGGTTTTTCTGACCCCGCTGGACTTTATCGAAGATGTCGTGGTCCCGTTTGCCAATGACACGGTGATGGATCACGATGCTGTATCCGACGCGGCCGCCAATACGAACGCTTACTTCGAAGGAGCCTACCTCGAGGCGACCGAACCCGATGAGGCGCTGAAGGATTGCCGCGAATTTTGGGAAATCCCAGTCGAAGGCAACGTCGGCATGGATCAAGACCCCGACAAGCCGTTCAGCGGCGACAACATCCTGGTCAAAGGCGTTGTGCGGGTCTGGAAGGCTGGGCGGGTCTGCCTCATGAACGATATGGAGCTCGACATCGGCGCTGGCGTCGACGACAGCTACTACGACCTTGACGAAGCCGACGCGTAACGCGTTCGATTCAGCGCAGACCAGCAAGTCGCCCATGCACAGGCGCCTGATTGCCCCTGGGAACGCTTGCCCTCGCGCCATCCACCTCCGTGGCGGATGGCGCCCATTGATCTCAGCACGCCTGAGTCGTCAGATCGGCGGTTTAACCCCGCTTGACATGGCACTACGCCGACCGGGATGTTCGCAGCCTGAGTTTGCCGTGGCCAACACGCTCGATCCACTGCGACCAATCGCGGCCTTTGAAGGCGTCATCAATGCCCTTGCTGGCTGTAAATGTCCGGCGCTTGACCTCTGCCCATGACAACGGTGCGCCGTGGCGCGATTTCCAGAAAAACTCGACGATTTGCGACTGGATGCCTGAGAAATACACTGTCTCTGGAAGGTGCTGCAGTCGCAACCCACCCGTCTTCGCATCGAACCATTCCTCCGGCTCGTCGGCCGGGTCTGCGGGCAGCCCGACCAGAATCCGCTCCAGCACCTGCAGATCGAACTGCTCCTCGCCGTCCTCCACGATCAGCAGATCCTTGACGGCGCGCACCTGGTGGCCGTTTGGCAAAGCCAGCTTCGGATCTGCCTGCGCCAGCACCACACCACCCGTGCCGAACGCCGGGTCGGACAAGGCCGTGGTGATCTGATCGGCTGACGTGTCCTTGAGCCGTCGCCCGAAGAACATCGGCGCAAAGGCATGGCGGTTACCAACACGGAGGTCGCCCAGATACCAGAGGTGATGCTCGACCAGGCAACGTCGGCGTCCGGCAAACCTGGGCTCGATGCCCAGTAGCGTGGAGAGGTGATCGAAGAACGGCTCGCGCTGGAATCGGTAGCGGGTGACATCCATCAAGGAGCCGCTCAGGATCACCTTGCGCCGCAATGGGTGCGGGTAGGTGTAGCGGCCAGCCGCTTCATCGACCGTGACCTCGACCTCCTCGAAGATGTCGTCCATCACCTCGACATCGATCCGGCTGAAGTATCCAATGCCGGCGATCCAACCCCTGTCCAGCAGTAAGCGGCCAAAGCTCAACAGCTCTCTGCCGAACAGCGTGCTGTCCATCCCATCCAAACGCTCCAACCGTTGCAGTGTCTCTGTCAGCATCGGCGGCCTCCTCAGAACTCGGTGACGATGTGCCAGCGTTTCAGCAGGCGCATCACCAACTGGCGTTCATCCTCGGTCTTGGCGTTGTCGTTCAGGCCATTGGGCGCAGTGATCTGCACGACGATGTTGTGGGCACGGCGGTCCTTCTGTTTGGCCATGCGCAGCACCAGCTTGACCTGCACCAAGTCAAACCCGCTGAGATCGTTCTGTTTGTAGTCTTCCCGAGCCACCCGATAGACATCACGCTGATCGCGCCGGTCGCGGTGGATGGTCATGCCGCTCGTGACTTCCAGCGTGCCGTTTTCGCCCTGTTGTTCGAGGCGCTTGGCCACCTTGATGAGGTTGATGCTGATGCGCTCGATACCGTCGCCGGGCTCAGGTTTCAGGAGGTTGAACACCTCGGCGCTGCCGAAGGCCTTCAGGCTGAACTCGCGCAGCGGCATCTCCGCAATCTCGGTGTCGCTGGCCAGCACCACATCACGCAGTGCTTTGGCGAGTTCCTGGCGGGCATTACGGTCATCGCAGAACACCGACAGCGCGCCGGTGCTCGGCTCATAGGAGAAGGTGATGCGCTGCAGGGCCTGATCGTGCCGCGTGGTCACTTCGCCGTCGACGATCTTGTCCCAGTGAGTTTCCTTGCCGTTGAAGCCGACCACGATGGTGTGTAACCAGACCGGAGCCGACTCGTCTTCGCCGCCACGGTCCTCGGCCTGGGTGAGATCTCGGCGCTGGAAATGTTCGATGACCACATCCTGCAGCGGCGCCTGCGGGTAGATGGCAGCAATCGCCGTCCTGAGCTTGTCTTTGAGCGCATCGTCCAAGGTGATGTCCACCGCCTTCGGCCCCCGGAAGTGGCTGGCGTAGGCTTCGGATTTCCACTGCTTGTTCTGCTGGCGTGCAGTCTCGGCCTGTTCGAACCGGCGGTCCTTGTCGTCCTCCAGCCGACACAGATACAAGTAGAGCGCGCGGCCGTACTTGTCACCGGCGTCCGCCACTGCCTGTTGCTCGGCTTTGTCGTCCTCGCTCAGCAGCGACTTGACGGCCTCGCACCCGAAATCATCCGACAGCAGCAGGATACGCTGCGCGGCTTCCTCCAGCCGCTGACGGATGGCACCGGACAGGCCCGCGACCACGGTGAACAGGCTTTGCTTGTAGCTGGCGCAAACCTTGTGGTCCCACTCGATGCCGGGCAGTTGCTCTGGGTGCAGGTGATGCAGCCACTGCGCCACCAGCGCGCGATGCTTGATCTTGCGCACCAGGGTCACGTAGTGTCCCATATCGGGCAGGATCTCTGGCCCGCCATCGGTGGCCCGTGGCTTGCGCGGTTTACCGCCACCCGTAGCAGTCGCCTCTGCGGCGAGGGCCGTCGGTTCTGACTCGCGGTTCTCTTGTCCCTGGACTTCTGCCATTCTTGTTCTCCTTTACGAGTGGCGGGTTGTTATACGATTGCGCGATTTGTTAATCGCAACGTTCAAAAAATGCCGGCACCAGGCCGGCGTGTCAGGTACTTGTTCAGCAGTTCACCCCTGTCCTCTCCCGGGCAACGCGGGCAGCAGCCCGTAGCGCTCCATCCGCACCCGGATGAATTTGGGGTTCACGCCAAAGCTAGCAGCCAGCTCGCGTCGCAGGTTTTCCATGCCGACGAAGCCGAAGGTGCCTTGCTCGACCAAGTGGGGTGTCGCGGCTTGCAGTTCCTCAGACAAGCCGCCGTCGCGTTCGATGCCGACATCGAAGTCCGGCGCGCGGGCCACCGCCAGCTCGACCAAGCGGTCGCGCGGTACCAGCAGCGAGCCCATGAACTCATTCGCACGGAACTCGGCGATGCGGATTTCTTTTTCGAGGGCGGTGTTTTGCGGCAACGCCATGGCGCCCAGATGTTCAGCATCCGGCGTGGCAGTACGGTAAGCACGGCGCTGACTGGTATCAGGCTCGTCAAAGAGCCCCGGTCCTTGCTTGGTGGCGATCAACCAAGCGGGGGCGTCGAAAATGGCATGACCCAGTTCGTGAGCGAAGGTGGACAGAGCCAATTCGGGCGTGAGTTGCTCGCCCACCGGTGAGACCAACACGGACACGGCGTCTTCGCCGCAGTCTGGGTCAAACTCGCACAGGCCCAATACGGGCAGGCCATCCTCATCGGTGACGGGGTGATCCAGGCTGACCCACAGCTGGTACGGCAGACCGTTGATGGTCAGGTCGGAGATGGCCGCCAGTTGCTCGAGTGTCACCGCATCCGCGCCAGGCGGCAAAAGCTGTGCTCTGGCCTCTCGTGCCACCGTTTCGATGGCGAGCTTGTTCAGGTAACGGGGCTTACGAAGGGAGCAATGGTCATACCGCAGGGAAAGCGCTGGCATTCGTCACCGCCTTAACCCAGGTTTTTGCGATACAGGCGAACGACGGTGCTGACGTCCTTCTGCATATCCGGCGGCAGCCGGCTGGCCTCGATGAAGGCCTCGTCAGGATTGAGACCGAGCTTCTCGGCAGCCTTGACGATCAACTCGTCCTTGGGCGCCTTCTCCAGCTCGCGCTCGATACGCGACCAGTAGGCCGGCGAGATGCCCAGGCTGCGGGCGAACTCATTCATCGGCACATTGGCCTGCTCGCGTTTTTCTCGGATGAAGGTGCCGAAGCCCAT